CTTCCATGAAGCGGTTATCCATCCTGCATTTGCAGACATCGTGCCCGATGGGTTTCCTTTCCGCGGGACATTGAATGAGTTCTCACTCATGGACAATGTGGTGACCAAGCGGCCGATAATTGACATTCGCCGGCACCAAAACATCATGCAGCGCCGTGATGCGTCATGTGATATCATATACAAAAAAGTATTTGGGGCCACCACAAGGCAAATCAGTGTAGAAGAAATTTATGGCGCAACTGATTTCTGTCGTAATGAATTCTACCAGGGTGACCTGAAGCATTACCGGTCAAAGGATCCTTTGTTTGAAAAAAATATCCTTCCTTATTTCCAGGGCGCTTTGAATGTTGACATTGCCTCCAATGCCTACTTCGGCGATGTGGAACGGATTGCCGTTGATGGTGACCAGTGGAGCACAAACATTTTTGATGGTGTGTTCAAATGGATCGACACCTACATCGCTAACACGCTTATTCCTGCAAGCCAGACAATGACGATAGCTGATGGTGAAGATTTTTATGACGGATCCGGTCCTGCCACAGCTTATGCGCTTTTCAAACAAATGTATGAAGCGCAGCCGGTGCTAATGGAATCATGGCCTGATGCTGATAAGGCTTTTTATGTAAGCAAACAGATTGCTTCAGCGTATGAAGATTATCTGATCGCAACTGCAGGACAAGGCAGCGGTTATATCACAGAATTAAAAACCGGGATCAAACAACTGGCTTATAAAGGCATTCCAATCCTGGTGCAGGATACCTGGACACCGATCATCACACAAATTAAGGGAGCAACCGGTTATGCAGCAGTGCTGACCATCCGTGGAAACTTCGTGTTTGCTACTGATAAAATGTATGGTGAAGGTGAAAACGGCACCACAGCTCTTGAAGTGTGGTATGAAAAGAAAGATATGAAATGGTATTACCGTTTCTTCATCAAAGCCGGAACGCAGATCGCATTGCCTGAGTTCATCGTGGTTGCTAAGAGTTCATGGACATAATTGCTGCCGTTTTTTTGAAACGGTAAGTAGTAAAATAATTATTAACGTCTTAATTCAAATATCATGCTCTGTGTATCATTAAAAGCTTACAGTCGCGCCTGCGGTGGAGTATCCGGTGGTATCTCTGATCTTGGCATCTATGATCCCAACGATATCAACTATACCCAGGCTGCTGCAGTTGATGGAGTAGCGCAACCTTATACTGCTTTGGCTGAAAGGGCAGGTGTTACCACTCCTTCAATATTTCTGGTAGCATTCCAGGTGGATGAAGGTGAGTGGACATTCACACAATCAGTAACAGGGTGCTCTGTAAAATATGAACATGAGTGGGTATTCCAGCTGCCGGAAAACAGCCAATCATTGACTACATTCCAGCAAGCGTTAGATGCAGCTGGTTGTTGCTGCGGTCTTGGTTTGATCTTCCGGATGAACAACGGAAAGATATTCGTGGCCGGTGAAAAATATGTGAACGAAGCTTCTATCACCAAGTTTACAGTTAAACAGGATGGTTCTGAAGGTGGATCTGGTAAACTGCAGGATGATTTCAATGGTGTAAACATTCACTTCAAATCATCTTACAGCCGTAATCTGTATGAATATACTGGAACATGGGACGCAGTAGAAGCATTATCTGAAGCGCCAGGTTCGTAATAATGGTACAAGCAACAATCAAGGAAGAATTTAAAAATAAAAGATTGGCGTTTGGAAAAAGCGCCAATCCTCTTTATAAACGAAGCGATGTTGAAATAAACGAGTTAGCAATAATCGCCCACGAAAGCAAGGATAAAAGTTTGTTACAGTTATTTGAAACATTCCCGACACTTGCTGAATTAAAAAAAACGAAAACAGACCAGCAGTTAAGAGAGCTTGCGGGTGCTGCGGCAAAAAAGGTAAATAAAACTTCTTAGAAAAATGCAATGCAAGGAAGTAAAGCAATCAAACTTAAAGCGAAAACCGAAGCTAAAAAGCCAAGGAAATCAAACACCGTCAGCAATGTAGCAACACAGGATCCTACAAAGCCTATTCCTTTCGAGAACGGTAACATTGCATATTCTTACTCCAATAATTCAGACTATCTCCCATTTCTTCCAGGTTATAATGACGCCGGCGACAACTATGCCCAGCTTCTTTTAGAAAGCAGGCTTTTATCCGTTACACATAATTCATGTATTGTCACCAAGCGGGATTACTGCGCTGGTGATGGCTTTGTTGATAAACAAGATACCGAGTTAAGCCAGGAGATAATGGATTGGCTCGGTAATATGAACCTTGACAATGAAGATATCAGCGATCTTAATAAAAAGATTTTTGAGGACCTATTTACATGGGGTAACGTTCCTATTGAATTGGTCCGGTTTAAAGTTGGCGGCACCCCTAAGCTGTTTGTGTATGTTCATAACGTGCTGGATTGGCGCCTCGGTGCTCCTGATGATGACGACCGGGTAAATAATGCCATTCAATCTAAATTATTCCGCCGGTGTGGTTTTCTTACTTCAGATGATCTAAAGAAAAGTAAAAACCTGCCGCTTTATTCACCCAATAAGACCGATAAAGATAATTGGCTCCGCGACACCGAAAAAGGTGTGGAGAGAACGTTGATTTGGTATAAAAACCGGGTTAGCGGATTTGATTATTACGGCCTGCCTTCGGCAATAGCTGCTTTAATGCACCAGAATCTTGAATATAAGGGCGCCCGGTATAATATGGACAACTTCCTGAACAACCTGGTAGCAGCAACGCTATTAGTATTAAAGGGATCCCATAGCCAGCCTGAAGCCGACAGGATAGCCAGGAAGATAATTAGCACACATACAGGTGACGGAAAACGCGGAAGAACGGTTGTTCTGGCCAGCGAAGAAGGCATCGAGGCCAGCTCCATCCAGAAGATGGAAACAAAAACTGACGGCAGTTTCACACTTGCAGATGAAAAGTGGAGCCAGAAGATAATCATGGCAAATCAATGGGATGCTATACTGGCCGGTATTGTTTCTCCATCCACATTAGGAAAAGGATCTGGGTTTCTTACAAAAATCATCGAGCAGAAAATGATCAGCGTTATCCGGCCGGCGCAGCGGGATCTCATTGATAAAGTATGGCGCCACATATTCACAATAGCAGACCAATGGCTGGGATTAGGACTTGATCAATATGACCTGGAAATAAATAATCCTATTGATATATCGGGATTGACTGATGTTGATATCACTCCTGCAGTAACTATAAATGAAGTTCGGAAATCTAAAGGCCTGCCTGAAGATCCAAAGATGGAAGGTGTTTATATGAAATCAACCGGTCCACAAATGCAGGATCCTAATCCTGTCGATAAAGGAGGTGATAATGTATAGAGTAAATCCATTAATGCGAAATGTGCTCATCACGACTGATGAAGTGATCTTTCATGCACCCACGCAACATACACTGGATCCCAAGATGATTGAACATTCTATCATCATCGCGGAGGAACGTTTTATCCGGCCGGCACTGGGGTTTGATTTTTATGAAGCATTGAAGACTGAAAAGAATTTACTGATCACTTCCGGAAACCAGGCTGCACAACAGATATTACTTGAGGCAAGCATGGGAACGCAGCCAGAAGGTGTAGAATTTCCAACATTAGCGGAAGGTGATATTGTTAACGCCTGGGAATATTTGTCTGAAGCAAACATTGAACTGTGGAAGGAGGTGCTTTGGAAGTTTACTGCAGAGGCTGTGATGGTTTTAGCATTTCCTGAAGCGTTTGTCCAGTTTTCCAGCGCTGGTACTATTCACAACCAGCCGGCATCCGGACCAATGAATACATCAGGAATAGTTACACCTGAATTACGATCGGTGAAGTGGGCAATGGATAAGAAGCTCATGGAAAGGATAGAGCCTATGCGCCAATCATTGCATTTATGGCTATGTAAAAAGCAAAAAGAGGATTCAGCCGCGTATGAGGATTACACGAAGGACTGTGCCTGCAATGAAGATGGCGTGGCGTTCAAACGAAAATCAGATTTCATACTTGGAATATATGATGACGACGATGATCCAAACTGCTGCTAATGAAACCAGGACATGTTATAAGGGGATGGCTCAAAGGATTAGGGTTTATTTCAGTAACAACAGCAGAAAAAAAGCTTTCTGCAATGCGGCTGGAAATATGCGGAAAATGCGAATTCGCAAAAACATCATCTATGCTGGAAGTTGTGAACGGTGATCTGATGTGGGAGATGAGGTTGCAGTGTAGTAAATGCGGTTGTCCATGTTTACAAAAATCATTGATACCGGATGAATCGTGTCCGGTTAATAACTGGTAGTTATATGTATGTATGCCTGATTATTATTCTCAATACTGTGTTTGTGATGAAGAACCGGTTTCACTTTGCATGGCAAATTTGGCGGGAGTGCCGACGACTTCCTATCCGGTGGATGTTTTCAATGTAGACCTGGAGATCATAGGAACCGCGGATGATCAGGATGAATATTTAAGCATATGGAACAGCGATGCGGCAAACCAGGCAGTAGGACAATTGGTGGCTTCAATAGGACCAAACTGCTTTAAGTTATTTCTCAACGCCGGGCAAACGGCGCCGGTCTATGTGATTGGTGTCCCGCTGGCAGGCAGACCACAGCTGGGAATATATGAGATAGCGTACGAAGATGTATACGAATAAAGAATGGCAACAATACTTTCAATAAAGACCACGGTAAATGATCAGATCCGCACTATTGTTACAGTAGGCGGAATCCTGAAAACGAATCATGCCAATATTGAAGATGCTATTCTTAATGAGGTACGTGATCGTGGAGCGCTGCCGGCAGCTACAACAGGGGCATTAGCTTCCATTTCTGCACTGGCAGATACCAGGTGGGCAATAGTTAAAAATGTTGGTGTTTTCCGTGCACTGCAAACAGGAGCCTCACCAAACGGTACTACAACTTTTGCAAGTGCAGACAGCGGATGGCTTTGGGAATTATACTTTTCTTCTGCTATTGCTGAGAATGCTCCCGACTCTGCATCAACCGATCAGCCTTTGGATTATGTGCTCGATGAAGGGCTGGCAATTTGGAAAGTGAAAGTGAAGCCTGATGGAACTTATAATCTAAAAATAGGCACCACTGATGGCGGAGAAGAATTATCATCCGCCACGCCACTAACAGCCGACGAGTGGAACACATTCAATTTCGATGTGGATGCGGACGGCGGGCCGATAACAATATACTTTACTGGAGTAACCGAGCAAACAACATTTGCTATTTATAGAGTTCAATTACCCTTATAATGAAAAAGATATTATATACACTGATCATTTTGCTGACATCGGCAATATGTTTTTCACAGCAAACTTCTGTCGTTGCAAAGCGAGTTGAGGCAAAGGATTCGGTAAAAATAAATGACCGTTGGGTCAAGTTGGTAAACAATGACACCACGCCATTGGATGCACAGACGCGTGATATAATGACCTCAAATGCCATTTATGATTTTGTTACCGGCAGAACGATTGAATTGTGGTTGGGGTTAGCAGATACTGCAGCTAATTTACGCCTGCTGCAGGGAACGCCTACCTGTGAAAATAAACTTTTGACTCAGTGGAATGTCAGCTGGCAGGGTGTAGGTTATAATTATAGTGTTCATGGCGGGCTTTCTGATGGAACAGGGAGATATCAATTATTGTGTGTTCAATATACGGCGGACAGCGCCACGGTAACATTTGATTCTTCTGACGCTGATCAGGACCGGATTGACATCATATACCTGGATGCTACAGGGGTGCATACAAGGGAAGGTGAATTATCTGCTCCGGGAACAGCCGTCCGACCTACGGTTGATGTTGACGAAATTCTTTTAACTGAAGTTTTGATTGCTGCAGGATCTACTGCGCCGCCTCTCACTCAGTTAGTAGTATATAATGATAATACCGGCGAATCGACGGTTACCAATACGGGAACAACCACTAATCCAGATAATACCACCAATGTTTTTATCGGTACAAAGTCTGTAAACGTTACCAATATTACACACAATGATCAGATTTTCTTCACTAAGCTTCCGTCTTTAAGCACATGGGGTGTTTTAGGATTTGACGCCATCACTCTTTCTATTAGGTTAAAGGCAACGATGCCAACCAATGCAAATTTGGGCATTGCATTACAGGTGGGAACTACAACATCGGGAACTGAAGTAATAGTTCCTTTGGTTAAAACCAATTCAACCTCTTACCAGCAGATTTCTATTCCGCTTGCAGCTTTCGGAAACATGGCGAATACCAATATCACAAGGGTGCGGTTCAGGTATATCAGGGCCGCAAGCGGGGCAAATTACACCGGCTTTTATCTTGACTATGTAAATTTCGTTGATGGAATGACCAGCGGCCCTGGAGGGACAACAGCAACATTCACCCTTAATCCGATGGTCGGATTTAATGCCACGCCGACAGCTACACAACAATCGCCTGGAACGTGGACGTTGACGCCCACAGGATACAGTTCGTTGGATAATTTTTTAAGTCCTGATGGCTGGCAAAGTCTGCCTGAAATATTATCTGCAATTGGCACACTAGACGGAAGAGCAAAGTCAGCAGATGGCGCAGTGGTTGATGAAGAAGAAATTTTCCTTCAAACAGCCGATGATACTTACCCTGGGCTAATGACTCCAGCCATGTTCTCAAAACTCGATAGCAATTATTATATCACTAACCTGGACGTATATCCAAATTCCGATTCTTTAGTAAGGCCTGTGTCAGCGAATATAACCGGCGTAAAGGGATTAAAGGATAGTACAGGGATCGGTTTTGCTGTGTATGATGATTACATCGCTATTTATGCAACAGGAGGTGGTGGTGGTGGATTTTTTACCAGTTCAACTTCTTCTGGAGCAACAACCCAAGATGCTGACGGGAACAGTTTTTCTATTACCAACATCTCCGGCTTTTCATTACAGGGATCAACAAGCGGCAGCACAATAACACTTTCAGAAATTTATGAGGCCGGAGATTTATTACAAATTCAAATAGGCGATGGCGATCAGACGATTTCTATACATACTGAGTTTGAATTGCAACAGGCTAATATCTCACTCAATAAGACTGACGCCTCAATCACATTTGATAGTGATACCGGTAAATATTGGATGATGGATGTGCCAGAATTTTCAGACAACGCAGCTGCAATAACGGGTGGGTTAACGGCAGGGCGTATTTATCGGACAAGTGACGCATTAAAAGTGGTTCATTAGTAAAGCATAAATCAAACAACTACTAATATGAAAGCAATCCTGATTTCAGTACTACTTTTTTTATCAATAACATCATTTGGACAACAAGCAAAAAAAGACAGCACAACGATTCCGGTTCTTTCCATGCAGGATATGAAGCAAATAACAGATGCATTGCAATACATGCCGGCTAAGGAATGGTTGAAAGTGATAAAAATTATTGACCAGGTTTATTATATGAAGCTGAAACAAATGATAAAAGAGCAGCCGAAGAAAGATTCAACGACGAGCAAATAAATAAAGGCTTTGCAGGATAACTACCTGCCAGCCATTTATGAAAACACTAAGGACGATACTAATATGGGCATTGTGTGCCTGCTTTGTTACAAACGTATCAAGCCAGGTAAACTTTTCTTTTACCCCTATCCCTTTAACGACTGATTTTATCAGGCCGCAGGCAAGTTTTACGCTATGGAATGAGCAGGATGCTTTTTTAGGGACAATGCACATACCAACTACAACCGGTCAGCCGATGCAGGATGCCTATCACCGGTTTGGTATGACGCAGTTTTTCAACAATGCATCAGCGAGTGATAGCACTATAATCTTTAATGATCTGGATGAGTTCTTTAACATGGCGATCGATCACAAGATGGGTGTTCGATTCAGGATCATGAGCTTGTGTAACAATTGCGGCAATCCACCACAAGACAACTTTAATAATCAAGTAAGCTATGATAACGGCTGGCAGGTAGTCCCTCAGTTTTTGCACAACCTTCAGCAAGCAGAGCCGGTTGCTGCAAACCGGGATTGGTTCAGCACAAGGGGCGATCAAGATGCGTGGGTGCCTAATCCAAATTCACCGCAGTTTCAGCGTTGGGTGCGAAAACTTTCTTTAGCAGTAAAGAATCACATTAATTCTACTTCTCACAATGGAGTGAATTATGGTGATGTTTTAAAGATATACGATATAGGTTATAACGGGTGTTATTCAGAGCAGCATTACAACTGTCTCTGTGATAACATAAGTGAAATTCCGGCGGGTGCAAGGCATAACCCAAACGATGCCGGAGTTATTGAATTAATCGACGCACAAACGGATGCATTTGGGGGAGATCAACGCTGGAAGCTCGTTATTCCTTTCAACGCCTTCGACGCTATTTGGTTGCCGCATACATATAACACGGTAAATTATGGCAACTATATTTTAAATCATCCCGACAGCATAGGATGGATCAACGACCACATAGGAGCCGACGAAGGTTACGATCACTCTTATCTTGAAGATAATACCCGGATCAACAACGCTAAGCTGATGAACCGGTGGAAGTTCACCCCGATTGGTGGTGAACCGGTTGAGTGGGGAAGTCCTTCAGGCAGAGCAGCTGTTCCTCAGTATGTGCAGGATTATCACATGAGTTTCGTCGGTAACGGAAACCTGAACGGTGTATTTACAAATAACAATACTACCGAAGCAAACAATTTCCGGCTTGGGTCCAGATTGGCTGGTTATCGTTTGAGGCTTACAGGTGGAAGTGCGAACGCAGGTGCATCGCTGACCATAAATTTAAACTGGCTTAATGAAGGCGGAGCACCACCTTATTACAACTGGACTGTTCAGTACTTAATTAAAAACGGAGCAACAACAGTTTCAACTCTTACAAGCTCATTTAATCCGAGATATTTCCAGCCATCAGGAGCAGCAGTAACAAAGACCGATGTGTTTGGCATACCAGCTATACCAGTGGGCACGTATGGTTTGTATGTGATAGTGAAAGATCCTTTGAATTACCTGCCTGCAATGCCGTTGGCAATTACACCACAGCAATCGGACGGAAGTTATTTTTTGGGTAATCTTACTTTAGGAGGTGGAACTAATACGCCGCCAGTTGCTAATGCGGGTCCTAATCAAAGCATTTCAACTACATCAGTATCATTAAACGGATCATCTTCATCTGATCCCGATGGAACGATATCAACGTATGCCTGGAGCCAGGTTGGTAGTACTCCCAATGTAGCAACAATAGTTTCTGCTTCATCAGCAAATACAAATGTTACCGGTTTGATCGCAGGCGTTTATGTTTTCAATCTAACCGTAACCGATGATGATGGCGCCACAGCATCGGACCAGGTACAAATAACGGTATCAAGTGGGAATCAGCCGCCCATCGTTGATGCTGGCGTCAATGCATCAATATGCCCACCCACAACACAGGTTACCGTAAGCGCCACAGGAAGCGACGACGTTGCGATAATTAGTTATGTCTGGACACAAGTTACCGGCCCAAATGTGGCCACTATTCCTTCAGGCGGGGCATTTCAAAGCGGTAACATTACTGGTTTAATTACCGGAACTTATGTTTTCCGGGTAACTGTTACCGATGGCGGCGGGTTGACCGCATTCGATGATAAGACTGTATCTGTAAATATATCCTGCAACACCGCACCAATTGCAAATGCAGGCCCGAATCAAACGATATTCCAACCTGCCAGCAGTGTTACTCTAACGGGATCTGGTACCGATAATGGAACAATAACCGCATATGCCTGGACACAAGTAGGCGGTCCGGTTACGGCATCTATCACAAGTCCTTCAAGCGCCACAACGGGGGTAACAGGGTTATCAAATGTCGGCGCTTATATTTTCAGATTAACAGTAACAGATAACACAGGATTAACGGGAATTGATGATGTGCAGATCACAGTACAGCCAGCAGGAAACGGGACGCCTGTCGCAAATGCAGGAGCCGATCAGGTGATCACATTACCTACTAATTCGGTTACAGTTAGTAGTTCTGCATCTACAGATGATGTTGCAATTGTATCAAGGTTGTGGACTAAAACAAGCGGGCCTTCTTCTTTTAGTATTACATCCCCCACTTCGGTAAGTACATCAATTACCCTTTTGACCGCCGGCGTTTATACTTTTCGTATTACGGTTACTGATGGAAGCGCATTAACGGATTTTGATGAAGTAACGATCACCGTACTTTCCGCCTCAAATGCTGCTCCGGTTGCAAATGCCGGGACTAACCAAAACATTAACCTGCCAACCAGCAGTACAACGGTGAATGGTTCTGCAAGCACGGATGATGTCGGTATAACGGTTTATTTGTGGACAAAGGTTTCAGGCCCCGCAGGCGGTACGATCACAACGCCAAATAGTGTCAGCACAACAATAACAGCATTACAGGTTGGGACTTATGTTTTCAGATTGCGCGTTCAGGATGCAGCAGGATTATTTGATACAGACGATATCACAATAGTTGTAATTACTGCGGCGAATAACGCACCTGTGGCCGTAATAACAGGTGGCGCGCAAACAATTCAACTACCTACAAATTCGGTTTCTCTTAGTGGAACCGGAAGCACCGACGATGTCCTGGTTACGGCTTATTTGTGGACGCAGATAAGCGGGCCATCGACGGCTACAATCACAACACCAAATGCATCCACTACCAGTATGACAAATTTAGTGGCCGGTGTTTATTTCTTCCAGCTGCAGGTAAGTGATGCTGGCGGATTAACAGATACAGACATTGTTCAGATAACAGTATTAGCCGCAGATCCTCCGGATCCGCCGATAATCGGTGGCCGGCCAGCCATTGGAGGAAACATAAAATTTTTACCACGAATCCCTTAAACAAAATATATGAATAAAATTCTTTCATTTTTAGTCTCCTGCCTTTTGCTGATAACTACAGCACAGGCACAAACGACAATCATTGAGAAGGACCTGGATACGGTTGTTCTCGCAAGTCCGGATTGTATTGTTGCTGTAAAAAAATATGTGCCGCCAACGATAAACCAGCGGCCATTCGCCAGGGCCGGTTCTGATTTCTCAATTACGCTTCCATTGTCGCAATTTCAGTTAGACGCCACAGCTTCCAGTGATCCGGATGGATTTTTAAAAAGTTATGGATGGCGGAAGATTGCAGGGCCTGCAATAACAATGCCAATTACAAGCCGGGCAATTATTTCGGTTACAAATGCCTCTACCGTTGGGATTTATTCTTTTGAACTAAGGGTTGTTGATAACCTGGGATTGATGGCAGCTGATACGATAAAAGTTGCGGTGATTAATCCGGTACCAATAAACCAGCCGCCAATAGCCAGCGCCGGGCCTGATATTACAATAACACTGCCACAGAGTTCAGTTCAATTAGATGGATCTCATTCATCAGACATTGATGGCATTGTTCAGTCTTTTGCCTGGAGAAGAATATCCGGGGTCCCTGTTACGATCACCGATGCCAATAGATCAATAGCAACGGTATCCAATCTTAAACAAGGAGTTTACGTCTTTGAATTGCGAGTTGGTGATAATTCAGGAGTATTCAGAAACGACACTGTTAGGGTAACTGTAAACCCGGCGATTGTGGTAAACCAGCCGCCAAATGCTGTGGCCGTTGCGGCTCCTTCGACGATTACATTGCCGACAACAACTGTAAATTTAAGCGCGGCTTCTTCAACAGACGCGGATGGCGCCATACTTTCCTGGTTGTGGGAAAAGGTCGCCGGTCCGCCTGTGGGAACAATAGCAAATGTTTCTGCAAGTGAATCTGTCGTTACCGGTTTGACAACTGCCGGGAATTATACATATCGACTAACCGTTACCGATAATGACGGCGCAAGTTCTTCTGTCAATGTTTCTGTTATAGTCAATTCCGAAATAATAGTTGATCCACCGAATGGTCAGGACTTCAATTTTTCACTGACTAAAAACACTTCATTTAAGCCAAGGAAATTCTCAGGAACCGAAGATTGGAATGGTCAGTATTATACATCTTTTCCAAATGGTTATCAGGATAAATATTTCAGGTATTGCTGGACCGATATAGAGAAACAAACACAAGGCAATTATGTCTGGACAAGATTTGATCAGGAATTTCTAAAAGCCATCAATGCCGGCGCTAAGTTCTCCTTTGGCATAATGACCGTATGCGATAGCGACGATTTTCTTGCTGAAGAAATAATCAATGGATCTTCTTCGCGCTATCCAAAATATGTACATGACCGGATGCAATCTGAATCCATAAAGGATTTTGCAAAGAACGGTCAATGGATTCCAAACTGGAATAGCGCTTTCTTCCTTGACAGATTCGATGCTTTATTAAAGGCTATTCAATCGCATATAGTTTCAAAAGGATGGCAGGATAAAATCAACTACGTTGATATTCGCGGGTATGGCCAATGGGGTGAATGGCACTCTGTAGGTTTTGGTCAGCCTGTTTCTTCCATGCCTGCCGGCACAAGGCCAACAGTTGCAACGTACAAAAGATTTGTTGATGGCCACATTGCTGCCTTCCCGGATTATCAGTTAGTGATGTTGCTTGCAGCCCTCGATGCTGAGTGGTTGGATAATACCATGACCCCGAAAGAGGTCACCGATTATATTCTTAAAGCAAAGAATAATGTCGGTTTAATCGGAATAAGAAGGGATCAGTGGGGTGCTACGGATAACTATGTTCACGATTACCTTGAAAATAACAATCGTAACTGGAATGGAGGCCCAGCCTTCAAGACGATCATCATGGAACGGTATAAGACTGCGCCATGGGTAGGTGAACCAATGGGCCCGGGTAGTAACCTTTCAGACTTACCAAGACAGGTCACCTTCTATCATGCAAATAGTGTCGGTAACGGAAACTATACTGCCGATGCAACAAGTCAAGGTCATTTCAAAAATGCAGAAGCTGCTGCCGGCTATCGCCTTGCTTTAGGAAATGGTGATGGTAAGTTTTCAAAATCTTCATTGACGGTTAATATGTCAATAGAAAACTTTGGCAACACGCCATGCTATGAGGCATACGACCTGGTATATGAATTAAGAAATTCTTCAGGGGCTAAGGTTGCCAGTTTCACAAGCAACTGGAAAGCCAGGTTAAAACTTCCGGGTACTTATTCAACGGGTGCTGAAACATGGATCATTTCATCACCACTTCCTGCAGGAACTTATTCATTAGTGGCAACATTTAAAAACAGTTATAGAAGCATGCCTTTGTTCAACAATGGACAAGGCTCGGATGGATATATAATATTAAAAACAGGATTAACAGTTTCAAACCAGTAACCTGAAAAACTAACGAGTGATGAAAGAGGATGCCGGTCCTTCTTTACTTATTTATTGCGCTGATAGGAGCAGCTGGGATTGCCGAATTGAAGGGCTTTTTGGCAAGGAGGAAAGGTGTCATCGAAAAGAGAAAGCAGAATAATATTTTATGAAACTACTGGTCATAACATTTGCCGAAATAGCTGCATGGGCTTCACCCGTTTTAAGCGGTGTGCTAATGTGGGTATTACGCGGGAAAAGGGAATCTGCTGCTCAACTGCGTAAGCTGGATGTTGAAACCGATGGGTTGGAATTAGAAAACCTGCACCTGGCTACTAAGATTTGGAAAGATATGGTCCGGGAGCTGCAGGTGGAAGTAAACCAATTGAGAGTTCAGGTCCAGAAATTAAGCCACCAGGTTTTGGCATTCAGCCTGGAAAATACATCGCTGAAAGAAGAATTGGCATCGCTTCAACAACTGATTAAAGAAAAAACAAACGGTAATTAATTTTTAAACAATAATTCTATTCTTATGGCAACACAAGCAACAACAACATCAAGACAATTCACCCTCAACGGAAGGGATGTAATTAAAGGGCTGATGGTAGCAATATTAAGCCCTGTCGTAACCATTCTGCTTACTTCATTGAATGCAGGATCATTAGTTTTTGATTGGAAGGCAATCGGCGCTGTGGCACTGGCTGCCGGGCTGACCTACATCTTGAAAAACTTCCTGACGCCAACAGAAGTGGTGATCACGGACCCCACAGCGGTTCAGTCAATTAAGGATGGTGATGCTGTGACTGTTAAAAAACAATGAAGCGGGGTGCAGTCATAATCCTTTTTATCGCTTACGCAATAATCGTGGCTGTTACTTTATTATTAGCAACCATATTTTATCATTTTAAATAACTGTTATGGATCAATCACAACTGGAAATGGTAATGATGTTTCAACTTGAAAACATCAGCCGAACAGAAGAAGAATTAACACCGGATTCAATTCACGAAGATTACCTGAAGCCAACGGCAAGGGGAAAAATAGACCCTGCCCGGGTTTACCAGGATTTAATAGGCTGGACATTCGATGCAAACAACGTGGAAGAAAAGGAGTGGCCAGCAGATTGGAAGAAACTATCAATCCGGGATCTGGCTTCGAAGCTTCTGATGATCGTTTTTATTTTACTGTTGCCGTTTCTTTCAAAATCACAACTTCAGGTAACCGTTGGTGCTACCAATACTGATTTAAGAGAGGCTGCCGTTACGATCGGCATATCTTATTTCAAGGCCTTTGACAGTATTTGGAAGCAGAACAACAGGCGCTGGTATGGTAAGAATTCAACCTTCAGTATTAACCCGGAGTTACACATGCTCACAGGTACCGAAGATGCCTTTTCTTCTATTACTATGAAGGCAACAGGTCTTTTGATGAAGTTTAAAACCACTACTGTTGCCGGATTGCTGACGCCCAACACGAATACTCTATTTCACACATTCCCTATGTCGCTGGGTATTGAAACAAATAATATGTTCAGTTCAGTGAATGCAATCGTTGAAGGTGGATGGGTGCCGTGGTACCAGGCTAATGGAGTGAACCTGCCGAAAATATTAAAATCAACAACGGTCGGAGTTTTCCTGCAGGCTGGCTATAAAATGTATGTGGATAGTAGCGGCCGGATCCCGGTGGGTGGCGATAAAGATGAAAGCCAGGAACTGCCCGATAAATTCCTGGCCCGGGTAAAAGGATCCTTCGATGTGGACACGAAAACAATACTTAAAGTAAGTGGCCTCGATGTGGGTATTGTTGGTGGTGCAGATGTTTGGTTTGACGTGGTGAATGGTGCCACCTATTACAGGTTGGAAGGACGTGGCCGGTTTTACATTGATAAGCTAAGATATGTTGATGTTATTTACCAGAAAGGTAGTGGTGCGCCCAACTTCAACCAGGGCGATCAGTATGGCGTTGGATTAACAATCACATTCTAATTCATTAATTATGACAAGACCAAAATTGACCCAGCTGGAAGCTGAGGCCATGATAAATAAATTTGCTCCTTACACAATCGTTGAGCCGGTAAAAGTACTGGCCATTCGTGGATATTACAAGCAAACCATGGGCGATCCGGAATCAAACGATCGTGGCATTTATGATGATGCTATTATCCTGATCGGCCCTAATTTCTACAACACTTTCAACGGGAATACGGATCCGTCGAAATATAAACCCGGGATCGCAAAGCTGGTGCCTGGTCTTCACTATTTCAAAAAAGGTAAGCATGGCATCAGCCGCCCGGGTGGCGGCTATTTTGCTTTTCGGCCAGATACGCCTGACGAAGGATTAGATGTTACCAGAGACGGTAAAACAGGCGTCTTCAGGGGCATTGCAATTAATATTCATAAGGGCGGAGAGATATATACTAATAGTGCCGGCTGTCAAACGCTGTGGCCATCACAATGGTTGGAGTTCCAGACGAAGGCTTACGATATGATGACCACGGAAGGGCAGCGGAGGCTTCCCTATTTACTTGTGGAAGATTAGTGGGTGGAATTATTTTTTAATATTCAAACATGCCAAAGAAAAAGTCTGGTGGAATCAAAAACATTGTTGTCATCAGTGATACTCATTGCGGCTGCAGAATGGGTTTATGTCACCCTAATGGAATGCCGATAGATGACGGGGGTACGGTATTGCCGAGTCAGTTACAGTTGAAAGTATGGGCTTGGTGGGAAGAATTTTGGGGCGAGTGGGTGCCTATGGCGACAAAGGGAGAACCGTATGTCGTTGTTCACAACGGCGATGCGATTGACGGAGTGCATCATAATTCCACCACGCAGATGAGTCATAACCTGCAAGACCAGGTGGATCTTGCTTATGATATTTTAAAACCGGTAGTTGACAAATGCGATGGCCGGTATTATCATATCCGGGGAACGGAGGCACACGTTTCAAAATCAGGAAGAGAGGAAGAAAATCTGGCTAAGATGCTTGACGCTATTCCAACTATTGACAACAGTAAGAAGCAGCACGCCAGGTGGGAGTTATGGCTGGAAATGGGCGGCGAGTTAATACATTTCCTGCATCACATTGGAACGACAGCCAGTTCAGCGCATGAGTCAAGTGCGGTAAATGCTGAGATTAGTGCAATGTTGCATGAATCGGCCAGGTGGGGCTTAAAAAAGCCGACGATCGTTGTCCGGTCGCATAGGCATAGAAGTATTGAAGTCCGATTGCCATCACAGAACAACAGGTATATAACCGGAGTGGTGACACCAGCTTGGCAATTAAAAACACCGTTTACCTACAAGATCGCTGGCGCAAGATTGGCGCCACCGCAGATTGGAGGAATATTGATCCGACTCGGTGATGAAGGCATATTCACAAAGACATTCGTAAAAGACATTAAAGGATCTCCAACAGTATTTATATGAAAAAGCCAATCGTTCCTGCGGAAAAGAAAGTAACAAAACGAAAACCGTCACCTAAGATTACTATGGACGAGTGGATCAATGCCACGTTTAATAATACACTACCCGAAAGACCGTCAAATTCAATTACAACAGAAGAGCTTTCAAAAAAGACCGGACTATCATATAGCCAGGTTTCTAATATTTTAAGAAAAATGTGGCGAGATGGAAATGCGACAAGAGGTAAATGTTTTATAGATGGGAGGGTAACGACATTCTATATACCAAAGGAATTTCAAACGTGAGAAATGGGTATGGAAACTTTAACAATGTGTAGAGACAGCTTGTGCCCGATGAAAGGTCGGTGCCTTCGTTATACAGCGAAGCCTGGTTTACTGGTGCAAAAATATTTCACACAGTCACCGCGAAACCTGGATGGCACCTGCAGCGAGTTTTGGAGTGACACAGCGCAGTTAATTCATGAACAGTTAAATGATCTGCTACATGGAAGATCAGGAAAAAACGGAACCAACAAAAACGGATCCGGAGGATCAGTTTGAGGACGAGGTATCGGATCATATCCTGAACCTTTCCGGTGCTTTCAACAGCCTGATGGAGGTAGATAGCGGATTATTATCTAAAGTGAGGCAGGGGAAACTGGCAAAGATGAAACGACAGATATTCGATGCATTGGTTTATTACTGTGATTGCCTACCGGAGCCAGAAAAGAAGGAAGAAGATAAAAGTAATACAGAAGAAACTTTGTAACAGAATATAGCGATTGTTTTTGGATTTTTTTCAGCAGTTAGTTTTGGTTGCGGCCTTGCGTTTCTACGCAGGGCCTATTTTTTTATAAATGTGCTAATTAAAAAACAACATAATGTAGTAAATTAATTACTTTTGGCGGCAACCGAAAGGAAATTCAATGCCTATTCATTTCATTCAGCCTTTTAGTTTTTCAAAGGATTTGGGAGTCGCATACAACCAGTCCATGGCATTGATACCTGACGGCGATTATGCCTGCATCAGGGACATCGATACACTCTTCCTGACTCCCAACACTCCCAACCTAATCCAGAAATACATTGACGCCTATCCTGATGCTGTACTTACCTGCTTAACAAATCGGGTCAGCCATTACAGCAAACTGCAGTTATATGAAGGAATAGTAAATGAAAATCCGGATATCATGTACCACGGCAGGATTGCACTGGAGCTGGAGCAGCTGCCTATTGGCGTAAGAAGAATTACAAGCTTTCTCTCCGGCTTTTTAATGGTTGTTTCAAAGAAGATCTGGCGCAGGTTCCCTTTTCCGGAAACGGGGAAATGCCTGGGCGTTGACACCGACTGGAGTAAGAAGCTGATCAAAAACGGGGTGCCGATTTATTCAATGCAATCCGTTTACATTTTTCATATATACAGGTTATTTACCGGAGTTCAGGACAAAAGCCACTTAAAAGTATGAAGGGGATAACACTAATAGTGATTGCTGCCTTCATTATTCTTTTAGCCTTCTGGCTGAAGGAGAAAAGGGATGCTAACAACGCGGCAATTATTCCAAAATCTAAAAGCTCTGTCAGAATATCTATTGATTCAAGCAATGGTAATGTTATTACTGTCACCAGTTCGGATACCACAATAATAATAAACGGCGATGAAAATATTAGATAAAATACCATACTGGCTGCAGATAACGCTGGCATTAATAGTGCTGGCAGCCGTTATTTATTACACTTGTTCATTTGACTGGCTATTTGAGAAAGACGAATTCGGTAATCCATTTTAACTATGATCAACATTGCCATAGAAGACATGCTTGCCACTGTACAGAAAAAAGTACAAGATAAAGTACCAGTTTCTGTAATAAGATATGGCGATGGAGAAGCCATAATCCTCAATGGCTTTAAAGACGAAGCGAAACTTGTATATGTTTCCAAGCGACAATTCGGCCAAATGCTACCTTATGATGACCTAAAGCAAATACAGGCCAACCTGGTGGAAGCTTATTCAGGTGCAGATATCATAGGCGTCCCGGTCAACAACCGGTTTATGGAAGATCGGAACAGTTACTGGTATAAAGCATACGGAATCCTGGATGAAGCAATCGGAATACAGACTTTACAAACGAAACTTCTCACCTCAATAGATTTTCATCTGCACTGGCTCGAGCATAAATGTTTTGAGGAATTGCTCACTGGTAAAAAACACCTTTGTTACATATCCTGCAGAAAGCTGGATCATGAATTTAAAGACCGGTTTAAAATAGAAAACGTTTGGTCATACCTGATAGCGCCTGAAATGAAATTCACCTCCGGATATAAAGGCAAAAAGCACTTCCCTGACCAGTTTAAGGAAATAAGAAGATGGGTAACAAAAGTACCGGTTGAGGATACGATCTGCCTGGTGGGCGCCGGCGTAGCTGGTAAGATATACTGCAATTGGTTTCGGGATCTCGGGGGATATGCGATCGATATTGGAAGCGTGATGGATTCGTGGGCTGGAAAAGTTACAAGAGGCGAGAATCGTGGGCTGGATGCCGTTGACGAAACTTATAAACTGTAACAAATGGAAAAGATTTATTCAAAGGTCGATCCGGAATTATTGCTTCATGTAATAATAAGAAAAGAGGATGCCACCGATAAACGAAACGATATCAGTCCGGAGGAAGATTTTTTACAGCTTGCTGTGATCAAATTCCCGAAAGGCAAAACATTCAGATTGCATTATCATATATGGAAGGATGCGCCAAAGTATCAGGTTATTACTCAGGAAAGTTGGGCTGTTATGCAGGGCAAAGTAAAGGCAATATTATATGACACAGACCACACATTATTGGCTGAACCCATCCTGAAAGCAGGCGATGGCAGTATTACTTTCCAGGGTGCGCATAATTATGAAATTCTGGAGGATGACACGATAATTTTTGAATATAAAACGGGGCCATATAAAGGCGTTGAAAACGATAAAGTATTTCTATCATGAGTTGGTTACCACAAAAAGATTTTGAATTCATATATGAGCGCGTTCCGCGCCTGTGCGTTGATCTTGTTATTTACATCGATTATCGTGGCGTCTATTTAACAAGGCGGACGCAAGACCCTCACCTCGGTAAATGGCATCTACCTGGCGGCGCGATCAGATTTAAAGAATCTATCCAGAATGCGATCGTGCGAATCGCAAAAGACGAACTGGGAATCTATCCAGACCATCCAAAGTTCTCCGGATTGATTGAGTTTCCTAATGAAACCAGGGACGGAAAGCCATATCATTCTGTTAGTATAGTTTATGAAGTAAGGTCGGGATCGGCTCCGATCGGCGGTGAATGGTTTAAATCAATTCCAAGTCCTATGATTCCAGAGCATGACACGTTTTTAAGAAGCTATAAAATTCATCAATATTTTAAATGAAAGTAATCGTCACCACTTCTGATGCCTATCATCATATATTGCCATATTTTTTTAGGCAATACAACAAATTTTGGGGTGATCCTTTTGAACTGGTAGGCTATAAGAAACCAGACAACCTACCAGATAACTGCACATTTGTTTCATTGGGTGAACAAGGAATTGTTCAATCATTCACAAAAGATCTAAAGCCTTATTTCGCAAAGCAGCCTGACTATTTTGTATGGATGATGGAGGACAGCCTGATCAGGGGATTTGATAGAATAGCCTATGATACAATCATTGATAAATTCAGCGTCCTCCCATTTGGGAAAATAAATCTAACCAATGAAGGCACACATCGGGAGCACCAAGTTGATGGCGATTATTTTTATGTCTGTCGGAATACGTTGTATCAATTATCAACACAACCAGCAATCTGGAACAGGGACTTTCTTTTAAGTTACATGAATCCCGGATTAACGCCATGGGGATTTGAAACTCAAAAAGCATATCCAGAAGACAATTATAAGATAGTAGGTCCGACAACACATATTCTGCATCACAACGAAGGCTGCAGGAGACATAATATTCATGACTTAAACTTGGAAGGTTTATGAAAATCGCAATTGGTACGGGTAAAAGAAACATGGGTGAGGGTTGGTTCCACATTGATGGAGCGAGGTTCCCGCACATACAGAGCGATGATATTTGGCTGGGACAATTACCGGATGACAGTGCTGACGTTATTTATTCATCTCACTTCCTTGAATATTTCAACAGGCAGTTTGGGCTGGAGTTAGTTAAATGTTGGCATCGTGTTTTAATCCCAGGTGGCACTATTCGGCTGGCCGTTCCAGACTTTGATGCGATGGCAGATGCTTTACTCAATAAGGGATTTAAATTGAAAGATATCCTTGGTCCTTTATATGGTAAAATGATGATGGGAAATCAGGAAATATACCATAAGACTGTTTATAATTATGAGGATATGGTTGAATTTTTAACGTCTGCCGGTTATAAAGATGTAAGACGTTATGATTGGCGGGAAACAGATCATGCGAATATCGATGACTGCAGTCGCGCATATCTCCCCCACGACTCGGAGGCAATAAGAACAGGAATCTTCGATAATCATCTTTTAATCTCACTAAACGTAGAGGCAACAAAGTGAAGATTTGCTATGTCATAGCAACCTGGTCCGGCAAAAGGAGAAACCCTAGCACGGAGTATTTAAAAAAACATTTGAAGCGGTTGCTTGAATTACAACATTCAATTGCCAAAATAATTGTCGTAAAGCCTATCGGCAGCGATGATGAAAGGTTTTATGATCTTGACCAGGAAACGTTGGCTAAAATTGAAATACTCGAAAGGCCGGAAAATGACCGGTCATATGGGCAGTTTTTGTTCGCTTATAAGATATATGGCAACAAGTTTTCCCACTACATTATTGTCGAGGATGACTATATCCCTAACCTGGACAATTTTGATTCGATTCTTTATAACATGATGAAGGAAAAGGGTTGCAATTACTTGTGCGGCAAATACGGCCGCGCTAAAAGAACGGACCCATTTCATCCACAGCAAAACATGGGCATCGTGCAGGCCGCCGCCTTTGAAAAAATATTGAGCACGGACCCGAATCCTAAATTTTATAAAAACGGCGATAATGATGGCCAGGAGTTTATTATGTTCGGGAATTTGTTTGCAAACAATGGCCTAATAATTTCCGATTATTCAGATCATTATTCTGTTCCTTATTTTGATAGATATATGCGTTGGTTTACGGCCAGCCGGTCGCTCGAAACTCTCTTTGTTCCATATCAGCTATTATACCACCGGGCATTTACTTACGACGAAGATACCGAGGATTCGGTTGGAGATCCCTGTTCTCACTTCTTAATGGATATGTCATTTAACGGCATGAAGAATGGGATGTTTTTCTCCGTAATAATTGATGGGCAATATGTCGGAAAGTTTGTAACACACAGGGAGAATAATTTGCTATTTATAGAGCTTAATCTTCACAACGAACATGATGGGGCGGTCTTAGAAAGGTTTGTTTATGAAAACAGAAGCGAAACTGTTTATATGCGTCTCCCTTCAGGGGACCCTTTTATTCATAAACTGAAGTCTATTAAATGGCAAACAATATCTGGAGACATGTCTACCATAACTATGAAAAAATACTACTATGAACAAGCACGAGATTAAGAAGATGATCGCTAAGGAAAATCCGGTAGTGCTGGATATTGGCTGTTACAACGGAAAAGACAGCAAGGAACTAGCCGATATCCTTAACTGTGAAGTTCATTGCTTTGAGCCGGATCCTTTGTCGCAGGAAATATTCTTACAGGATCATATGAACGATCGTCGTTTGAAACTTTATGGTTGTGCATTGACGAATATTGATGGAGAGATTGATTTTTATCAAAGCGATCATCCGCAAAGTAATTCAGCCAGGCTGCCCCATGAACACTTGGATGTTTTCCCGGATATAAAATTTGATGATGTAATCACAGTATCCAGCGAAAGGCTGGATACCTGGTATCAGTCGGTCCTAAAAGATAAAATCATCGATTTTATTTGGGCTGATGTAAACGGGTCTGAAAAGGATCTGATCTATGGTGGAATCCATGCACTGAGTAAGACCCGTTTTTTATACATCGAGGCAGCAAAAAAAGAGCTTTACCAGGGACAGCCTCATTATGATTTCCTGAAAACTGCGCTTCCTAATTTCAAGGCATTGTGCATGTATAATTGGGGGGACAACTTCGGAAATATTTTATTAAAAAATATGGCACTATAAGATGAAAAACATGATTGACAAAAAGGTGGAGTTTGAATTGAGCCAACAAAATGGCAGCTCAAAATCTACTGGAACCATTATTGATGAAATTTGGCTTGCTGGCAGTGGCGGCGGCTATTACGTTTGTAGAGTTACAGGGTATATTATTTTAGATGACGACGGGTCATTACACACCGTCAAACCCGATCAATTAAAAAGACTAATACAATGAATTGGGAAACGGTAAAGGAATTCGAAAACAAGGTAGCTGAATTCTTCGGTGCACCATATGGAATTGCAGTTGATTCTGCGACACATGGCATGGAGCTTAGTTTGCGTTGGACCCATGCTGATATGATTTACTGCCCAAAGCGAACTTACTTATCGGTACCAATGCTTGCTGATAAATTAAACATTAAAAGACAGTGGATGGATTGGAAGTGGTCCGAATACTATTGGCTCACTCCAAGGGTAATCGATGCTGCCGTATTCTGGAAAAGAAACGGGTATATCAGGACAACCTTTATGTGCCTGAGCTTTCAGTTCCAAAAGCATTTGAGCCTTGGTCGTGGTGGAATGATATTGTGTGATAATGATGCTGCAGCCACAATTTTAAGAAGGATGGTATATGACGGCAGGGTTCCAGGGATCCCCTGGCGGGAACAGGACGTTGATATGATAGGTTACCATTACTACATGACACCGGAAACAGCCCAGCTCGGGTTGGACAGGTTACAAACTGCTGTCGATACAGAACCAAAGAAATGGAAAATTGAAGATTGGCCGGATCTTACTACAATGAAAGTATTTAATATATGATCAGTGAAGAAGAAATAGAATTTTATAAAACAATTATTCACGAATTGAATATTGTCTTTGATGTTGGCTGCGGCGACGATAATATATTCGACGAATTAAAACCGGGCATTGAGGCGCATCTTTTCGATCCTCTAACTAATAAGCATTTACTTCCTAAGATTGAAGGCAAAAAAAACATAAAGTATAACAACTTTGGATTAGGCAGCAAAAGAGCAATGATGAAATTTCATCCAGCATATTATTCTATTCTTCTGCGAAACGATGTAAAAAGATTTACAGATCACAGCGAGATTGAAATATTTGTTGATACTGTTGATAACTATTGCGAAGGGAAAAAGATTAATAAAATTGATCTGTTAAAAATAGACACAGAAGGTTTCGATCTTGAGGTTATAATGGGCTCAGTGAACATGCTTGATAAAATTAAATACATACAGTTTGAAGATTGGACAAACGAATTAACATTAGAAACATTACAACTACTGACGCCGTACAAAGACAAAATAGTTTTTAACAGCAATCCCAAAAATTATTTTATAACACTATGAAAGCACTAATATCAGGCGTGAGCGGTCAGGATGGTTCTTACTTATCAGAATATCTTTTATCACTTGGTTACGAAGTGCACGGAATTATTCGCCGGAATAGTGTGCCGGAGCACCAGGAAAGCAGGATCGGGCATTTAGAATCTAAGGTGAAAACTTATTATGGCGATCTTATGGATATGGGATCGCTTCTTTCTATTATAGATGAAGTCAGGCCGGATGAAGTCTACAATTTAGCAGCCCAAAGTCACGTCAGAATAAGCAGCGAAGTGCAATCATTTACTGGAAATGTAAATGCCGTCGGTGCATTGAATTTTTTACAGGTCGTCAAATTCATTTGCTCCAATGCCAAATATTATCAGGCAAGCAGCTCCGAAATGTTCGGGAATTCGCTTGATCAGGATGGCTTCCAACGGGAAACTACAGCTATGCATCCCGTCAGCCCATATGGGTGCGCAAAACTTTATGCCTATCATATGACCAGGCATTACCGGAAGGCGTATAAAATGCATGCTTGCAACGGGATTCTATTTAATCATGAGAGCGAAAGACGCGGTAGCAATTTCGTAACCAACAAGGTTATAAAAGCTGCCGTAAGAATAAAATTAGGCTTACAGGAAACAGTTGAAATGGGTAACCTGGATTCCTTCCGCGATTGGGGGCATTCAAAGGATTATGTACGAGCTATGCATATGATCCTCCAAAACCCTACCGCAGATGATTTTGTGGTGGCTACCGGAGAAAGTAGATCGGTGAGGCAAATGGTGGAATATGTTTTTGGGAAGCTGAACCTTGATTATAAAAAGCATGTGGTCATAAATCCAAAGTATTTGAGGCCGGACGAATTGCCTTACCTGCGTGGCGATGCATCGAAGATAATGGGAACTCTGCATTGGCAGCCGGAGATATCATTCGGAGAATTAATGCAGGAAATGATTGATCATTGGATGTCACACTTTTATGCTAAAAGATTACAACTTCCTAAATGAAAACAGTTTTTACAGCCGTCTTTGGACCATACGATGATTTAAAAACGCCACTGGTAGTTACTCCCGGCTGGCGTTATATATGTTTTACTGACCAGCCGTTCAAAAACGATGTGTGGGAAGTTATTCAAAGGCCATTGATGCCGGAAGGGGCACCCAGGACGGCTCGGTTTTATAAGATCATGTTTCACCGGCACATTGAATCAGAAGATAGCCTGTGGATTGATGCCAGTTTCATTATTAATTGTAACCTGGATGAATGGTGGAAGCGATTTAAAGAACCAATAACATGTGTAAAGCATCCCATTCGCAACGATGTATATAGCGAAGCACAGGCCTGTATTGATCAAAGGAGGGGAGACGGGCGGACAATAATGAAACAGGTTGAATTGTATTGGAAGATAGGGCTCCCGAAGAATAATGGGCTGATAGCTTCGGGGATACTGATGCGGCAGATGAAACAGCCGGTAATTGACATTTGTGATTTATGGTGGCGACACTTGTGTGAACATAGCAGCAGGGACCAGATTTCTCTGGCATATGCCGTCTGGAAGATGCCGATCCCTTATTATACAGAATACAACTACAGCGGGGAAACAGATTTTTTGTATATGTATCATTTGAATTCACCGAAGCGGCAGAAAAAGATTGACTATTATAAATCTATAAACATTTTAAAGTGAATCACACCAGTATTTTGAATTTGATCGCTGAAAAAATAAAGGCGACATCGTATTTGGAAATTGGTGTGCAGAACACGGCGAACAACTTTGATAAAATAAAGGTTCAGGATAAGATTGGCGTGGATCCAAATGTCCAGAACAGCAAGATTCTGCCAATTACTTCGGATGCTTTCTTCCGTTTGAGTTCAAAGCATTTTAAGCTGGCTTTTATTGATGGCCTGCATCATGATGACCAGGTCAAAAGAGATATTATCAATACTTGGTTCGCCTTAAAGCCAGGCGGCGTTATGCTGATACATGACTGCAATCCCGATCGGGAAGATATAACGCATACTCCACGGGATAGCAAAATTTGGACAGGCAATGTTTATAAAACAGTTTGTCAGATTGTTTCACCAATGAAGTTTACTGTGGACGTGGATTATGGCTGTTGCATTTTGAAAAATAATGACGAAAGGTTGTTGTTTAATGACAGTGATGTAACGTGGGAACAATTCTCGGCAAACAAAAAGCAATTGTTAAACCTGGTATCTGTATTTGATGCACTAAAAATTATCGAATCTTGGACATAGTATATATTGTCGGCGCGGACACAAGGCACGATTACGTGGAGCTAAAGTATTCCATCCGGTCTATGCAGAAGCATTTGGATAATATCGGAAAATTGGTCATCGTGGGAACGATGCCGGCCTTCGTTCAAGATGCCATTCATATACCAGCTGGGGATCCACACAAGCATAATGATGCCCGGAATATCTATGAAAAGATTCTGGCCGCCTGCAGCGATCCCCGGGTCGGAAAGAAATCACTTTACTGCAGCGATGATTATTTTCTTCACCGGGACTTCAGCAGCGAAACATTCCCTTGTTTTTATGAAGGCGATATCATTACTGTTAATAAAAGAGTGAGTGCAACGGGAACCTATAAGCCATATGTGGAATCTACACTGAGGGTATTGCAGGAAAAAAATCTGCCGCTTAAATATTTCAATGTGCACTGCCCGATCATTTATGACAAGGATTTATTCAATGAGATAATGCCGGCTTTTGATTGGTCTGTGAGGTTCGGATATATCAGTAAATCACTTTACTGTAATGCGCTTAAAATTGAAGGTGTGCCTTTTGGTGGTTTAGAAAAAATTGGCACCCCGAAAACAAAAACAGCTATCGCCAGAAGAATTGATGGTATGCCATTTTTTTCCACAAATCATCATGCAATAAATGCAGAAATGAAGGAAACGCTGGAGGAATTATATCCTGTAAAATCAAAATGGGAAACATGAAAATACTAATCCTTACCCTTCTTCTTTTGATGATTACAGTTACTACCTGTATCAAAGAGCCATGCTTCACAGAAATTAGGGTGCCAGTGACGATGTTTTGCAAAAACACCTCAAACTTAAAGTCTATAGAAATTCACTTTCTGCAAGGGGACAGAGTGGTTGGTGCTGATATTCAAAACCAATCTAATTTTATTAATGATACTTCTTTGATCGTTTACAAATTTAAAGACACCGATCCTGACTTTGTTGTTTTCAAAACTTATACCTGGGATGCAGGATGGGCTGAATATGGGACTCACATATTATTAGATACAACACTGACAAATAGCACCCAGGAGAACGGTGTCGTTATCGACTTCCAGGTATCAAAAGAAGAATGGCTGAACTGCAAAGGACTCCAAATTCAAAACTCGCACGGAACGGAAAAGCAGTGATACAATGACTTTTTCATATGGCAAGCATCGTTAGATCGGCCCGGATTTCTATCCGGGCTTTTTTATGACATATTTTACGACAAAAAGGCCGAAGGGTAATCTCCGGCCCGGACCTATAAGTCTGTGAATCACATTACAAATATCCATGATAGCTAAACAAAACCAAAGGTGAAAAAACATTCTTTTTTCGTCTTTTTCCCTACCTTAATAGGATATGAATGTGCTCCGCTTTGAAATAGATGACCAGGTATATTCGGTGCGAGTATCTTTCAAGGACGACTATGTGCTTTATTCTGTTTACATGGACATTGAATATCTGTGTACCATAGGATTGAATGAGCATGCGATATGGGAATCTGTGGAAAATGTTGATCAGGATCTGGTGAGGAAATTTGGATCACTGATTGAGGATCATACGATGTAAAAAATTGGCGCAATGAAAGGAATCCCGATATCCTTTGAACATCACGGTGGAAAATTCTCCGGATATTTTGCCGAGGTCACCGGCGCCGGATCTGGCGAACATGCTACTTGGTATCTCATGGGCAATGACAAGTATTACTATGGATGCCTGCGCTTGGTCTTCCGGGATCCGCTGGCGATCGATAATCCAATGCAGGAAAAAAAGCCAGAAGCGATAACTTGGTTCTTCGATGAAAATGCAGGATCCAAAGGATTTTCAAATTATCTTGATTATTTCAGGGAAGTAGTGACAGCCTGGTATCAATAATCATACGAAGCCGTTACCAACATCTTTCAGCCGGTTATGCTGTCTACCTTTTTGCTTCACATCATAGATTGATACAACCATTGCTGTGGATGTATGCGCATTCAATTCAGCAGCTGCGTGCTCATCCAACGCGTCAACGATCTCAGATGTATTTAGGTGCTTGAGTGCATAGAAGTCGATATCAATACCAAGATCCTGCTTCACATGATATTGCCAGTACCGGCTTGTCATTGACTCACCCATTGGTTTTATCCCGGGCCTGAACAACGGACCAAAGATGAAATGATCATCTGGACAATTGTCCGTAAAGTATTGCCAATAAGGTAATGCGATCGTCTTAATTGTCCGCTCCACTTCGGTGTATTGTCGCCTTTTCTTCACTATACAGCGATAAGTTTGTTGCTGCAGGTTAACCATGGATGGCTTCAACTGACGGAGCTCCGGCATGCGGCCACCAGAATGAAAAAACAGGTGCACAAAATTCCTGAAGGCTGGGAACACAACAGCCAGGTGTTCATCAATTTTCTTCCTCTGATCTTCAGTCAGCACTTTCTTTAATTTTTTTGTCACCGGTTTCTTTGATATATCCCGCAGCGGGTTGGATGGTGCCGCCTCCAGCTCCACCAATTCTTTGAATAGCATCATCAGATAACCGCGGTAGGTATTATATCTTATGCTAGTAAACCGGCTGTTATCCCGGGAACATTGATCCAGGATGTTCTTTAAATGCCTTCTGGAAATACTACAAATTGAAGTATTGTAAATACCCAACTGCCGGGCGGCCTTGCCAACGCCGGTGATCATGCTTTTCATATCAATCTTTGTCCGGGGTGTTACCGTTAATCTTTCCAAGCAGGCCAGTAAAGCCTTAATAAATGGGGTGACGGGATCTACTTCGCATGTATCTGCCACTACACTAGGGTTGAAGGCCTTCGTTATTGGATTATATCCTTCTTCTTTCAATAGCCTAAATTCATTAGCCAGTAGTTCATGAGTGGCCTGTCGGCGCTCTGGCAAGGTTTTAAAGCAATTCATCCCACGAACGAAAACCAGCTTTCCTGATTTGTACTTATCGGCATGCGCCGGATCCCGGAAATAGTATTGAATTCGCCATTCAAGATTAAGTAACGCATTGCCGCCATTCTGCCAGTTCTTTGGATAAACGGTTAAGTTGCTTGACATGCAACCATTGGGAAGTTGTAGCATTTTGTGACAGTTTTTATTACGGAAAATATTACTGTTTTGAAAATACTACAGAGCAAAAGTTTGAATCGAAATAAGGTTGAAACTGGCCGTGGTGCAGCGTTTCAACTTTGTGCCCAGAACAGGAATCGAACCTGCACATCCTTGCGGACACCAGATTTTGAGAATGAACCGGGCTTTTTTCTTTTTCAAAGCACTTTGATCTGTAGTACATTATCACAGGAGAATTGGCTTTTCAGGCATCAGATTCCTTTCATTGTTACGGATTTTATTACGGGACACTATCTTTTCGATTTCAGCTCCAGATCCACGGCCCGCACAGCTTCTCTCAGCTGCTCCATCGGCTTTCTTTCAGGCTTTCGTAACCTGGTGTTGGTAAAGCCGAATATATAATCGGCACTTGCACCGGTGAGCTGACACGCATTCCATATATGTTCCTTCGTGAATCCCTGCTGGCCTTTACGCGTGTTGCTGATGTTGGTCCTGGTGAATCCAATCTTCTCCAGGTAATCAGCTTGGTTGACTGCAATGCCATCAGCAATGGCCCAGTCCATCAGCTGCAGCATGCGTTCGTCTGAAATAAATAGTTTTGGCATTTACTTAATATCAGTTTTGGCGTCCTTTATCTTTTCTTTTTCATTTTCTTTAAGAACTGAATTAACATCAGTAAGAAGTTTTTTTCTAGCACTATCCGCAAACAAGTCCCTATATTCAATGGCAAAAAATAAATTCCTTGTACGAGCTAATACGATGTTTTTATACCCATCAAACCAATGATATTTATAACTAATTTCATCGTCATCTTTTTCAATCGTTTGTTCTGGCCCGAATCGGTTTCTCATAAATGATATGACATTATCATAATCGAATTGCTTACCTGGAGCTGGGATATCACCGAATATCGTTAGTGTAATCAATGAATCATTGTAATTAGCGCTGGTTACATAAGCTTCTACGGATGTTGTATCTGATAGGTATAATTTATAAGGATAAACGCCCGGCACGATTGTGAAACCGAGATTCCAATCCGTTTTTTCCCCGAGTTTTTTTGTTTCAACTAATTCTTTAAAGTGTTTTTCGACGCTGGCTGCCGGTTGGCGTAAATGGAAACCCAAAGCAATCGAGTCATTTTTTGGTTTCTTATCGAAATTCTTACTTACTAGTACGCTATATGACTTCATATCATCTGCTTTCTTATCGACAGCGACCTCTTTTTTCATGTCGCAAGCACGTAATAGCACTAATATTAAAAGATAAGTTAGTGTCAGTTTTGGCATATCAAATTTTCTTTGTGAAGTGTCTAACTATACGGGCATTGGTGTCTTCATGGATTGTTTTTGTAGATCCGGGTGAAATACCAGATAGATTATCATCACAAAATTTACCTGTTCTATAATCCATGGCAGGTCCGGTACAAAAAGTCGTACTGGTCTTAGGGATGCACTCATCATAATATTCCCAGGTTTCACATTCATTATCCTTGCTGCAGGCTAACACTGACAACCCTATGGCAGTCAGAAAAAGCAAGCTGTGGGTGGTTATTTTTGCGATCATTTCAGTATCAAGTCGTTAAAAATGTTCATAAATTTTCCCGTGAAATTCCTTAGTAAACATGCTATAATATCATAGTATTGTTTCCACATTATAACCACCGTAAAAGCACGAATTATTTATGAGCACTACGAACCAAAACACCACCATTTGCGCTACTTGTCCTTCTCAGAAAAAATGCCCTTTCTTTTGCGCTTCTTCGAAGTCAAATCAATTTCTTTTTTGTCCAAAAAGTCAGAATGTTCAACGGGATCGTGTTGGAATTTATCTTCTTCCACGGAAGGCTGAGAAGCTGGGACGTTTCCACCTGAACTGACTGTTTCGGAAATAAGCCTCACCAGGTTATTGATAGAATCGGCGTGTTTTTCATTCGCCGTTGCATTCTTTTCATTTGAGGCGGCGTGGATCTTGTTTATTGCAACAAGCTCAGCAATGATAGACATCGGATCAGATTTGCCTTTATATTCTGCTGATCTTTCCTCCAAAAAATCTAACCGGTAAACATCCTCGGCACGTGGAACATCCAGTTCATATATTAGTTCTCTTGTCCTGGTTCCCAAAATTTCATCTATTTTTTCCGCCACACCCTGCTTGTATTTCGGGAAATCGCCATTCTCATATTTGTTATACTGCCTCAATGTAATACCCATTTTCTCTGCTATTTGGTCCTGAGTCCAACCCCTTTTTTCCCTGGCTGTCCTCATGGATTTGCCAGCCTTTGCTCTTTTTTCCTCGGACCATATCATTGTCAGCACTTTATAAAATGTGAATAAAATATTCCCAAAAAAGTTCCTATGAATTTGGAAATAGGAATAAGTTGTTCTTATATTTGTTCCGTAAACAAAATACGAAAGCAATTTATGAAAATAAAGCAAGACATACTGGACCTAGTGGATAATCCACAAAGCCGGACCAAAATAGCCCTGGATCTTAAAATAGGGGAACAGTCAGTGGCGCTTCAAATGCGGAACAATTCGGATAACGGCCGTATGACTAAAATGGATTTCTTGATGGCGATCTCAAAGGAGGCGGGAGTTCCCGTAGAGGAGATACTAGAGGAGACGGAGGTTAAGGCTGATTAAATATACTTATCCTTAGCCAATATATATTTAAAAAAATACTAAAGTAATTATAATAATTGCGAGCAGTGACGACCGAACAAAAAATTAAGAAGGCCCTGGTAGATATCGAAATGGCGCAGACCCATAACCAGGAGGCCGCAAATCTTTTCTACAGAGCCAAAGTACGGTTGGAGAGTGTCTACTCACCGGCCGGCCCTAAAAGGGCTAAGGCCTTAAATAATGGCCAGGTAGCTCACGTGGTGAACAAGAGAAACAACAATATTAGAAAGCAACAAACCAAAACTGTATGATACAGCAATTTCCAAAAAGTATTCCAGCTATTCCTATGGTGAGGATCCTGCGGCAATATGCGACCGCACACAGGCTGCCATTCGACATGCGGCGCTGGGAAGAAATAGTAAGATGCTATCATCACTACAGCGAACATGCTAAAAAATTAAACTAATGCTGACCTTATCCGAATCTGAAAGAAAAACTCTGGACGAACTAAAGAATGTGAAACCAGAAACCATTTGGGGAATAGCAATCAGCAACGTAGTTAAAGATCTTAACCCTTATAAATTCCGATACCTGATTTGCGAACTAAAAAGCCAGGCGGCCGATGCGCCTCACTGTATGAAAGAAATCCTTGGTCCGGCATATGAAAGTGTAATAAATCTTTGAATAACCTTTTTTAAAGCCCCTGTGAAGATGAAATATGAAAAAGCTTTTTATCCTTTTAACCATTGCTGTTTTAATAACAGCCTGCGGAACCCAGCAAAAGCAAAGATGCTACCCCAGTAAAAAAAGTAAAGACTATGCCACCCGGATTTGGATGAAGCAGCAAAGTGATGGCTACTGGCGGGTTTACGTAACTAAGGGAATGATGCCGACAAAAATGTTTTTGTATGAATGCAGACCTGATACGATAAATGTGGACAGTTTATTTAAAGGTTGATCTTCCTGAAAAGCCAGATAACAATATTCTTTGAACGGCTTTACTGAACTAATGGTTTTGGTTAATGGTTGCTTCAACCCGAAAGGGTCAAGCAGGGCGGTGATGATAGGATGGTACCTCAAAGCCGCCCTTTTTTAGAAAGTTATTTGAGTGAAATAATTAAAGTGCCTCTTTGGTGGAAGAGGATGTTGGTTAAAACGGGTCGGCTTGGTTCGGGCCGGCCCATATTTAAAACAATCAAAACTGAATAGCATGAAAGCAAAAGCAACGATCATCTTTTTTGAAATCCAGGGAAGAAAGAAGTATGTATCAGAAATGAGCATACGTCCGGATAACACAGTTGTTCCTATTTATGACGATGATCCCGATGAGGCTCACCAGTTCCCAAATGAAGGTGAAGCAACCAAAAAGATTGAGTTGTTTCACAATGTTCATAACCGGGTATTTAAGACCGAACTCATTGATGTAACATTTTCCAACGCCAACCCATTTTCTGCTAGATCTAAAGGTATTATTGGATCGCTGGTGGATTAAAATAAAAAGAGCGCAGCCGGGACGCCGCACTCGATATATCAACTGACCGTAAAACACAAATGTATGACAACTGAATTAATCAAACTTACCCTTACCAATTTTAAAGGGATCCGGCATTTCAGCTCGGAGTTTGGCCATGTTGCTAATATCTGCGGGGACAACGCTACAGGTAAGACAACACTGAAGGATGCTTTCCTCTGGCTGTTCTTTGGTAAGGACAGCACGGACCGCAAAGATTTTGAAATTAAAACACTGGATGAAAACAACCAGCCTTACCATAAGCTGGATCATGAAGTGGAAGCACTGATCCGGGTAGATGATGAGCAGATTGTCATCCGCAGGACCATGCGGGAGAAGTGGGTAAAGAAACGTGGAGAGCAGGATGCTATCTTTTCCGGCCATGAGACCGCTTTCTTCTGGAACGATGTTCCGATGAAGGAAGGAGAGTACCAGGCAAAGGTGGCCAGTGTTTTCAATGAAAACATTTTCAAGCTGATCACCAACACCGACTATTTCAATTCACTAAAATGGCAGGACCGTCGCGGTGTGCTCATGCAAATGGCCGGCACCATATCAAACGATGATGTTTTCAGTTCCATTCTAACCTCTGCCAATAAGGGAAATTTCACAGCGCTGATCAATGCACTCAACCAAAAGAAAACCGTTGAGGATTTCAAAAAGGAAATCGTTGCCAAAAAGAAAAAGATCAAAGATGAGCTGGAGCAGCTGCCGGCACGTATCGATGAAGCTAACCGCTCCCTCCCGGAGGTTACAGACTATACTTTGATTGAAAAATCCATACAAACCAATAAAGACGTTTTGGACAATGTAGAGGATCTCGTTTCAAACAAGACAAAGGCGCAGAAAGAATACCAGGATGCTATGATGGCAAAGATCCGTGAGGTAGGAACGTTGCGCCAGGAAGCCCAGCAGATTGAATTCAACGAACAACAGAAGGCAAAGGAGCATAAGATCGAGAGAGAAAAAGCGATCCTAAATAAGAAATCAGAACTGCGGGTCAAGAATGACGAACGGAGCCGGCTCCTTGTTGATTACGCTACAGAAGAAAAAAGGAAGACAGCATTGCAACTAGTAAAAGATGAGCTGGCTAAGAAGTGGCAGGACATCAATGCGGAACAGCTGAAGTTTGATGAGAATGAATTTCATTGCCCGGCTTGTAAACGTGAATATGAAACATCTGACATCGAAGCTAAAAAGACTGAGCTCATCAATAATTTCAATACTGACAAAACTCGCCGGCTGACTGATGTAACGGAACGTGGCAAAAAGCACGCAGAAGATATCAGGATCATTGAAGCCAACATGGGTACCATCCAGAGCAAAGGACTGGTTTTGAAATCGGAAATCGATCTATTGCAGAATGATATATCCATCCTGGAACAGGAACACAGCAGGTTGTCGCAGAATGAAGAATTTGAAGTGAAGGAAGCTATCGCCAACAATACAGAGTTTATGGCGCTCCAGGAAAAGATCACCATACTCAATGAAGAGATCAATACAAAACAGCCGGAAGAAAACAACGCCGAATTGATCGCACGTAAAAAAGAGCTGCAATCTAAAATTGATGAACTGAAAGATCAGCTGGCCGGTAAAGCGCAGCGGGAAAAGACCCTGGCACGTATCACTGAATTAAAAGAACAGGAATCAAAGATGGCACAGGAGCTGGCCAGCCTGGAAGGTATTGAATTCAGCATTGAACAATTCGTGAAAGCAAAAATGGATGAACTGGAAAACCGTATCAATGGCCGCTTTAAAATTGTTCGCTTTAAGATGTTTGAAGAGCAGATCAATGGTGGCAGGGTAGAGGCCTGCACCACTCTAATCAACGGTGTGCCATACAGCGATGCGAATACTGCAGCCAGGATCCAGGCAGGCCTGGATATCATCAACACACTTTCTGATCACTACGAAACCTATGGTCCGGTATGGGTGGATAATCGTGAGAGTGTGATCCGTCTACCGGAAACAAAATCCCAGCTGATCAATCTTATCGTATCCGAAAAATATAAGAAGCTGACTGTACTGCCCAGTGAAGAAATGGCAATGGCTTAAACATTATTATTAAAACATTCAACCAAATTAAAATGACTACGCAAACTCATAATAACGGCGCCACCGCCAACCTGCCGGCTGAAATAAAACCAAAGACGAAATCGGAGCTGATGCTTTCCTTCTTTGAAAAGGACACAGTGAAAACTCAGCTAAAAAACGCCATGCAGGATAATGCTGATTCATTTATCGCTTCGGTAATTGATTTATATACAGGTGATGACACGCTTCAAAATTGCCACCCGGAGCTCGTGGGCATGCAGGCGCTAAAAGCAGCTGTGTTGAAACTGCCAATAATAAAGGCACTGGGCTTCGCTTATATCGTTCCGTTTAAAAAAGACGGCAAACAGATCCCACAATTCATGATCGGCTACAAAGGTCTGATCCAGCTGGCGATCCGGACCAATCAATACCGGATTATTAATGCCGATGTGGTTTATGAAGGTGAATATCGTTCGGCAAATAAGCTGACAGGTGAATTTGATCTTACTGGGCAGAAGAAAAGCGAAAACATTGTTGGATACTTCGCTCATTTTGAAACCAAGGAAGGCTTTTCAAAAACGCTTTTCATGACAAAGGAGAGGGTAACAGCCCATGCACAGAAATACAGCAAATCATATGGTCAAAACTATTCTCCATGGAAAACTGAATTTGATGCTATGGCCATTAAAACGGTATTACGTGGGTTGATCAGCCATTGGGGTATCATGTCAACGGAAATGCAGACAGCTATCAGCGATGATGACCGGGATGTTGCTGAAAAAACGCTGCAAGAAATTAAAACCAACGCCAATAAAAAGGACATGTCGTTTGATAATGTTGATGAAGCCACCCAAGTGGGCGAAGATCAAACGCAACATGCAAATAACAGCCAAGCCGAAAGAGCTCCATTCTAAATGCAACTAACCGTAATCAATAGTAATAGTTCTGGTAATGCTTATGTATTGCACAACGAGTACGAAGCTTTACTGATTGAATGTGGTGTACGATTCGATCTGATAAAAAAGGCACTCAACTTCAACCTGAAGAAGGTGGTTGGGTGCCTTATCTCCCACGAACACCTTGATCATTGCAAAGCTGTAAAGGATTTGATGGCTGCCGGCATCAATGTGTTTTCCACTTTCGGTTCGCTCAATGCCATGGGCGTTTCCATCAGTCACCGGGCTAATGCGATCACTCCAGGACAATCATTTCTTATTGGTGAATTCAAAATACTTCCTTTCACAGTGAAACATGACTGTGCGGATCCTGTGGGATACCTGATCAATCATAAAGAAACAGGCAATGTTCTTTTTCTTACCGACAGCTATTACTGTGAGTACACATTCAAAGGACTGAACAATATCATCATCGAAGCCAACTATTGTCAGACCATCCTGGATAAGCGCCTCGAGGATGGCACCAACCCATTGTTCCTGCGGGATCGGGTGATCACCAGCCATATGAGCCTGGCAACTTGTAAGGAGACGCTAAAGGCGAACAACCTGGCAGATGTCAACAATGTGGTGCTGATCCACCTGAGTGATGGCAATAGCGATGCTCAACGGTTCAAACGGGAAGTACAGGAAGCCACTGGGAAAACAGTGCATGTAGCTGAACCTGGATTAACAATTGACTTCAATAAACAACCATTTTAAAAACTAACCATGGAAAATCTGCAAGTAACCAAAACCAATGCTATCACAGCCTATAATAATGGGGATTCGAGTATTAAAAAAGCCCTCATTGATCTTTTTGGTGAGGATTTCTTTACGCCAAAAAACATCATGGACCGGGTTAAGACAGTTGACGATGCTTTTGCTATTAAAGGAATTTCAATCGGCAGCATCGTCAATGATAATGATACCACGGATGAAATAGCTTATAAAATACTCAAAGTGATTGTGGAGGTATTGAACGAAGGTTGGGTACCAGACTGGAAAAACTCCAACCAGTACAAGTACTATCCGTGGTTTGATCTGTCTTCGGGTTCCGGCCTGTCGTGCAGCGACTACGTTGCTCTTAACTCGCTTTCGGATGTCGGCTCTCGCCTTTGCTTTAAAACTGCGGAGTTGGCTGAATACGCTGGCAAACAATTTATCAAAGAGTATACTGATTTTTTCATCATAAAATAATGTCCATGTCTAAAATCAAAACATTTGAAGCTGCTTGCAAGTTTCTAAAACTGGATCCTGAAAAGGTATTACCCAAGGTAACGGGAGTTCCAAAGAATCACCAGGATGCAATCGTTGCGCATGCAAAGCTGGTGATCATTGCTGAAGCATTAAATACAGAGGGGAATGATGGTAAGCCATGGAAACCTGATTGGACCAATGGAGATTGGGATAAGTACTATCCGTGGTTTGATCTGTCTTCGGGTTCCGGCCTGTCGTACGACGACTTCGTTGGTCATGGCTCGGGTTCGAGTGTCGGCTCTCGCCTTTGCTTTAAAAGCGCGGAGTTGGCGAAATATGCTGGTACTCAGTTCTTAAAATTATATGAACAATATTTTCTGCTGAAATAGCAGGAATGGGTGGTGTGCCGTCAGAGCGGCCTTCTTCGGGTTCCGGCCTGTCGTACAACGACTACGATGATCATAACTCGAATTCGAATGTCAGCTCTCACCTATGCTGATTTTTTTATAGCGGCGCAGACCCTGCCTCTTGGCAAAAGATAACTAAATAATAAAATTCATTGGTAGGGAAACTGAAGATGAGTTTTAAAAGCAAAGCGCCTAAGTGAAACGAATTGGATCCATATATCAGAAAATTTACAGCATGGATAATCTTATCCTGGCTGATAATAAAGCCAGGAAAGGTAAAGCCTGGCAATATGGTGTCCGAATACATGATCAACACCGCGAAGCAAATCTTCTAACCTTACAGGACCAGCTGATCAATAAAAGCTATAAAACTTCGGAATATACAATCTTCAAAGTCTATGAGCCAAAGGAGAGAGAGGTGTTCCGCCTGCCATATTTCCCTGATCGCATTACACACCATGCTATAATGAATCTCCTGGAGCCAATATTTGTTTCAGTATTCACAGCCGATACATTTAGTTGTATAAAAGGAAGAGGCATTCACGCAGCTGCCAGCGCCGTTAAAACAGCTTTGACTGATGTGCCAGGTACCCTCTATTGTTTAAAGATGGATGTTAAGAAATTTTATCCTTCAATAGATCATGATGTTCTGAAACAGTTGCTACGAAGAAAAGTTAAGGATAATGATTTACTGTGGCTTTTGGATGAAATAATTGATAGTGCGCCCGGGTTGCCGATCGGTAACTACCTGAGCCAGTACCTGGCTAATTTCTATCTCACATATTTTGATCATTGGATCAAGGAGCAGCTGCAGGTGAAATATTATTTCCGTTATGCTGATGACCTGGTGATTCTATCCGCATGTAAAGATGAATTACATGACTTGTTTCTAAATATCCAATCGTATTTGCTAACCAGGCTGAAGCTTATTGTGAAAAGTAACTGGCAGGTATTCCCGGTGGAGGCCAGGGGAATTGATTTTGTCGGTTATCGTTTCTGGCATACACATACTCTTCTCAGGAAAGGTATCAAGAAAAACTTTGCCCGCATGGTCCACATAAACCGTAACGATGCGTCGATCGCTTCATACCTGGGCTGGGCAAAGCATTGTAATAGTAATCATTTAATAAAAACATTATTGAATGAAGCAATTTAAGGAATTGGGTATTGCCGCACCGGCCAAAGGATTTGTTGGCGACAAAATTAAGATCGCCAGGATCCTAAATAAAGAGGTTATGGTGGAGGCCTTTAAGATAGAAGCTTCCAAGTTCCTGGATAAAGGTTCTGGCCAGCGATTGTGCCTGCAACTGATGGTGGATGGCGATAAGAGGATCCTGTTTACCAGCTCCGGTTTTATGATGGATATGATAAAGAAAGTGCCGGCAGAACACTTTCCTTTCCTCACTACCATCTGTGAGATCAATGAACATTATGAGTTTACGTAACATGAATATTTAATTATAAAAACACAACAATGTCAGACCTACTAACGCCCACAATCGTAAAACAAAATTTGCGTGTAGACCTATCTGCAAAAGAAGTCCACGACTATTCCATTCAGCTGGCCAACGAAAATAAGAAGATCGTTTCCACTGAAGAGGAAAAGAAATCAATCATGTCGCAGTACAAGGCTAAGATCGATGAATCAAAAGCCAGGATCAATAAACTATCCGCTATCGTTACCGATGCTTTTGAGATGAGGGAAGTGGAATGTGAAATTGAATACAATAAACCCGAGCACGGGAAAAAAACAATCATCCGGAGAGATATCAATAAGGTCCATGCTGTTGAAAAAATGGAAGATCATGAGTTCAATCTTTTCAACCAGGCTGAAGATATAGAAACGTCAGCGTTGCTGGAAGCCGAAAGAGAAAAATTGCGTGGAAATACAAACGGGAAATCAAAGGGAAGGAAAACTAAATGGTGATTCAGCTTGACATATTTGCTGCCCGTTTGGAACGTGATAAGGGCATGGATCATGCAGTTGATCATGCCAATAGGATTTTGCCTGGTTGGCAAGATAAAGCTTATAAGTTGTTACTGGAATTTTTGAGTAATCACAACGGAACATTTATGGTGGAAGAAGTGAGGTCATATGCTGCATTGACAGATTTTCCATTACCACCGCATGCCAGGGCCTGGGGAGCCGTAATATCAAGAGCAGCAAAAGCCGGCATTGTGCAGCGAGTTGGATATGAAAAAACAAAAAATATAAAAGCGCACAGAACACCTGCATCGTTGTGGCGACAAGCAAAACCAGCGGCATGACTGATTGGGAAAAAATAGTGTTTTGGCTTTTGAACGACGATGAAGGAAAGAGTGTACATAAATTGATTTGGGACGGTTTCGCTTATTTATCATTTAAAGGTGGTAGGCGGTTTAAGATAGATGATACCTGGACATTGGAAAAAGTAAAAGAATTAATTAATAAATATCAATGAGTAAACCCAAAGCCGTAAAAATTCGTACCTGCCGCATCTGTGGTTGTACAGAAGATAATTGCCAACAATGCGTCGAGAAGACCGGCTCTCCCTGTTATTGGATTGAAGAAGATCTCTGCAGCGCCTGTGCTAATAACCCGAATAAAGATGTTGATGTCACTATGCAGTTGGGTAACTCCGAGGTGCCGCTAAAAATTCGGGTAAAAGACCTACTCAAAATATCTCCATCATCACAAAATAAAAATGCTATGTCACAACCTCAACTACAATTCGTTAAGCTATCCGATATCAACGCTTCTGAAACCAATCACCTGCAGCGGGAGAAATGGGAGCTGGAGGAAGGCGCCTTGAAAGAGCTGGCTGAAAGCATCTCGCAAAAAGGAGTAATACAGCCTATCATGCTTCGTCCTAATGGTAAGGCCGGCAAATACTTCCTGGTGTGCGGTGAACGGCGTTACCAAGCTTCGCTTCTGGCTAATCAAACGGAGATCCCGGCGTTCATTAAAACCATGACAGAGGATGAAGCCTTTGAACTGCAGATCACCGAGAACTTGCAGCGCAAGGATGTGCACCAGATAAAAGAAGCGCAGGCATATAAGGCGCTCATTGACTCGAACCCGGATAAAAATACTGTAAAGGAGCTGTCATTACGATTCGGCAAATCGGAAGCATACATCACGCAGCGACTGGCGTTCAACAATCTTATACCGGAAATGAAGAAAGAGTTTGCTGAAGGAAAGATGCTCATCGGACATGCCCAGCTGTTCTGCCGGCTGCAGCCCGTAGATCAAAAGGTAGCTTTTGAAGAGTGCAAGAATTATCATACTAAAGGATATCAATCTATTGACGAAGTTGAAGAGTGGATCGATGATGAGATCATGCATGTATTATCCGAAGCTCCATTTGATAAGAAGGATCCTCTCCTGGTGCCCAAAGCTGGTCCGTGTACCATATGCCCGAAGCAATCCGGAGGTAATTTATTATTCACTGATATCAAAGAGAAGGACCGATGCTTTGATGGTAATTGTTATGCTACAAAAAAACTAGCACACACGATTAACCAGATCAACAACCTGGTACTTGCCGAACCATCTATGCCCGCAGTAAAATCGGGATATGAAAAAAGCGAAGCTGCTGTTGATAAACTGCTAAAGGATAATAAAGTGAAGATCCTGGTGGAACATACTGATTATAACGAAGCCAATAAAAAAGACAAAGGATCCACCATGGCGCTGTGTATTGCTGGTCACAATATGGGAAAGATCATAGGCATCAAATTCAACCAAACTGAAAAAGCTACGTCGGCAAAAGCGGCAGCTGCGGAGTCCGATAAAGAAGTGCTTACTGCATCGGCGATAGATCAGCAGATTGCCGGCATCAAAGAAAGAAAGAAGCGATCCGAAGAGCTGGACCTCGATAAAGTGCATCACCGTATAACCGAAAGGCTAAAAGATCTGCGGCCATATAAAGAGAAATATACCGGATCTCTGGATCCTGCAGAATATAATGCCCTAGTCTACCTAGCCTTTGAGAATGCCGGCTATGATGCCGAGCATCTCGTGCAAAAGGAGCTCAAATTAAAAGGAGGTCTAACGTACCGCGACGAAAAAATAAAACTCGTAGAGAAACTTGCGGAAGCTCCTGACGAACTAAAGAATCTGATCATCCGGTCGGCGATCGCAAACCGATATATCGGCCTTAACGTTTTACCGAGCATGAAAAGTCCAGGAGCCTGGTTGGTCCGCAGAATAGCTGAAACTTATCCTGGAGTGCCTATTAAAGATTTCGAGAAGGAACAAAAGGTAATCAGTGATAAACGTGACGCTTCAGCTGCAAAAAGGATAGCAGACCTGCTGAATAAAAAGAAGGACCTGAAACCCGCGAAGGCTAAACCGAAAAAGGCAGCTGCAAAGAAATGACCAATTGTAAAACCCATTAAAGAATAACCAAAGTCAATGCCTGTTGAAAAACTATTTAGCTCACTCGATATTCATTTAGTCCGTTCGTCACTGAGTACCAAAACAGACCAGGAGCTCGCTGAACTTACTGATCATAGTGTGGAAGAGGTGCAGATGTTGATAAATGAAATAACCAGTGGTAGTTCCGAGGAACGAAGTCGCGTTGTTGCTAAATACCAGGAGGAGCTGAAACGGGAGAAAAAAAAGAAAAAGGTAAAACAAAAGGTTCCTTCACAAAAAGAGCAATTTAATGATAAGAGTAAAGCCCGGCTGAAGGAGAGACAACATGCGGAAAGTCAATGGGAGAAGCAAAGAGCGATTACCAGGACCCGGGAAGACCGCAGAACTTATAAGACCAGGGAAATTGATATGACAAAACTGATATCGGTAAGGATGGATAAAAGGACCTGTATTTTAATTGAACGACAACCAACACAGAAAGAGACAGACACATTGATTGAGCAGGCCCGGTTACAATTTGAGCTCACTAAACGCAAAAACCCATTATTCAATAAAGATCAAAACTAACATCAATGGAACACCACGTATCTAAAATAAAAATCTATTGCACAGATAACTACAACGTTTTTAAGAAAGTTGATGGTAACCGGGGCCTTAACACCAAGAAGATTGAACGGATCATTGCAGAGATAGAATCCGGCAACGATGTCCTGGATCTGCATCCGGTAGTGGTGAAGGAAAATAAATCTACATTGGAAGTGTTGGATGGCCAGCACCGGATTGAAGTCGCAAAAAAACTAAAGCGCCAGGTCCACTACGTGATCAAGAAAGAGGCTATGAACCTATACCAGGTGGCCAAGGTAAATAGCAACGTGGAGAAGTGGAAAGCCGAAGACTTTATCAAATGTTATATCGCTGCCGGCAACAGCAACTATAAGCAGCTGGAAAAGTTTCATGAAACCTATAAGATTTCTATTGGTGTTTGCCTGACTATGCTGGACCAGGGAATCGTTAATACCGATCAGGGTGCTACTGTAGAGTTATACCGAAACTTCGAAACAGGCGTCTACGTGGTGAAAAAATATAAGGAAGCCGTCCAGCTGGCGGAGATCTGTAAATCATTTGAATCCTTTGAAGGATGGAACAACAGGAGTTTCATCCTGGCTATATCCAAAATCGTAAGATCCGACAAATGCGAAATGGATGTGCTGCTGAAGAAATTCAAGGCGGATCCCCGGCTTCTGCAAAAGCAGTCAGACTGGAGGAAATACTTGACCAACCTGGAAGAGATCTATAACATAGGAAATCATAAACGGCGTGTGATCTTTTAATTAAGTAAAATAATGGGAGGCTACACTAACATACAATGGACGGATGTAACCTGGAACGTTGCAAGAGGCTGCACTAAAGTTGACGAAGATTGCAAATTCTGTTATATGTACCGGGATAGCTTTGATAAGACAAGGTATGATCCTTTTGAAGTCGTCAGAACAAAAACCGTTTTCAACCTGCCTTTAAAAGTAAAAGAACCATCAAAAATATTCACTTGTTCCCTTACTGATTTTTTCCATGATGCCATAGATTCATACAGAAACGAAGCGTGGGATATTATTCGCCGCTGTCCGCAGCATACTTTTCAGATCCTAACAAAAAGGCCTGAAAGAATTATGAGTTGCCTGCCCGATGATTGGGGCGACGGATGGGATAACGTATGGCTTGGAACCTCCGTAGGTAATGCTCCGCTATGCACTGAAGGTAATGGACATCGAATATGCCAATTATCAGATGTGGTTTGCAAACTTCGATTTTTAAGTTTAGAACCGTTATGGGGCCCGGTTGATATTGGTATTAATTACAGTTATCGTGGCTTTGGTAAGAAGTGTACGTCCTGCTCCGGCACTGGATATTACAATGATAATTTTAAAACACCATGTCCAGATTGCAACACAACCGGAATAAATCCAAATCCAATTCACTGGGTAATTGTTGGCGGCGAAAGTGGTAATGAAACAGGTAAATATCGTTACCGCCCATGTGAATTATCCTGGATAGAATCTATTGTCTCAGAATGTAAAGAGAATAATGTGCCCGTTTTTATAAAGCAACTGGGCACCTACCAGGCAAAGAAGTTGGGGATGAGTGATCGACATGGTGGTAACATCGATGAATTTCCGGAACATTTAAGAATCCGTGAATTTCCAATTATTAAGAATCTGATAAATACTTATTGAAAAACTATGGCAAAAGATCCGGCGTTTCTTTTTTATCCTGGTGATTGGCAGGGTGGTACAATGTTATTATCTCGACATCAGAAAGGTTGTTATATGGATTTATTAATCGCTCAGTTTCACTCCGGTCCGCTTTCATTAGAAGAAATAAAAGCTGTTTTAGGTGCTGATTTTGGCCAAGCCTGGCCATACCTCCTAAAAAAGTTTGTAACCAACGGTGATGGGTTGTTTTTTAATGAAAGATTGGCAACTGAAGTGGAAAAGCGAAAAAATTTCAGTGAGAGCCGAAGAAGGAATGCTAGTAATAAAAATCCAGCAAGTGCTGAGCATGTGCTACAGCATATGCATGAGCATATGGAAAATGAAAATAGAAATGAAGATATAGTTAAGGATAGGGGTTCGGGGAAAGGATGGAAAAATATGCCGGCGGATGCTGAGATGGATTTATCACTACCAGAAATAAAGTCGGGAGCTATCATTCAACATTTTCGTATCAGTAAGAATATAAATGTAACTGTTAACCAGGTTCATGGGTTGTGGTCCGTTTTTAAAGCACAAAATTTTACCGGGGAGAGGTATTACGCCAGTGCTAACCAGGTTTATAGTCATTTCATAAACTGGTGTAAATCACAGGAAGTTAAAATAGATGTTGGAATAGAATCATCACCGTCGATCAGCATCCGTGAACAAAGAGCCGCGGACTTATTAAACTCAATTGAATGAACGATCCTATTCCATACAAATCTAAAGGCAACAATAATAAACTAGCTAAGCGTGCCTCTCTGGATCTCGGCACTATGATCTATGGGAAGATCCCACCGCAGGCTAAAGACATGGAAGAAGTTGTGCTGGGTGCGATCATGATGGAACGAGATGCTTATGACGCGGCACAGGAAATTCTTAAACCGGAAATGTTTTATGTAGAGGCACATCAGAAAATTTATAAAGCGATGGGAATGCTGGCTAAGAAAAGTCAGCCGATTGATATCCATACTGTAGCGGAAGAACTTAGGATTGCAGAGGACTTGGAAAATTGCGGCGGTAAATATTTTGTTGCCAAATTAACGAATACCGTAGCCTCTTCGGCAAATATGATATCACATGCCCGGATCATATTTCAGAAATACATCCAGCGAGAATTGATCCGGGTGAGCGGTGAAATAATCCAAAATGCTTACGATGATATCGCGGATCCTTTTGACCTCCTGGATGAAGCAGAACAGGCTCTAGGTATGATAGGAGAATCGATGTCGTTAGGTGATATGGTGCCGATTGATAGTGTGCTGGTGAAAGCCATAAAGCAGATCGAAGAGTGGCGCCAGTTGGATTCAACAATAACCGGTGTTCCATCCGGATTTGATAACCTGGATAAGGCTACCAGGGGGTGGCAGCCTGGTGACTTGATCATCATAGCTGCCCGGCCATCGGTAGGAAAGACGGCACTGGCGTTGAATATTGTTAGAAATGCGGCGTTGCGATTTATCAATGATCATGAAATAAAAAAAGTGAAATCAAAAGCTGTCGCAGTATGGAGCCTTGAAATGAAAAGCCTGATGTTGGTCCTTCGGATGTTGGCTGCAGAAAGCCGTGAACTGCTCTATCGGATCCAAACAGGCCGGCTTGATGATGTGGCAATGAAGAAAATATTTCAGAGAGGTGTGCAGATGCTGGCCAAGCTTAATATTTTCTTTGATGACAATCCAGGTTTGACCCTTTCAAAGATGCGAGCGAAAGCAAGAAAGCTTAAAAGGAAAAACAACCTGGGTTTAATTGTGGTGGATTATATGCAGCTGATGACACCTGATGAACGGGCCGGTACTAGGGAGCAAGAAGTTAGCCGAATAAGCCGCGGCCTAAAACACCTGGCGCAGGAGTTGGAAGTTCCTATCATCGCCTTATCCCAGTTGAGCCGAGAAGTAGAAAAGCGGACCGGATTAAAAAGCAAACCACAACTGAGTGATCTACGTGAAAGCGGAAGCCTCGAGCAGGATGCTGATGTCGTAATATTTCTTTGGGGCCCTACCGAAGAAGAGATACAACAAGATGCAAGTTTATTAAGTCGCAGATACATCCGGATCGCTAAGCAGCGTAACGGTGTACTATTGACGGTAGAGTTGGATTTTAAAGATGATATCCAGTTGTTTTCAGAATTAGACAAACTGCAGGCGATGCCGGCAATACCAGGACTGTGGCGGCCAATACAATCAGATTTTACCGAAACAAAAAAAGCTGACGAGGATCCGTTTTAAAAACCAAAGCGTATGAAAATAATAAACGCACCGGTCAAATCATACATCCGGAAATGGGCCGGCAAGAAATCGCCAATTGAAATGGCTGTTGATCTGGATGTCAGCAAAAGCCTGATTGTATCACACGCATCCAGGATGAACATTAGCCTGCAGAAGAAGGAAATAATTAAATCAAACAAGCTGATTGATAAAATAATTACCCAGCATCATAAAAAAATGACGCCAAGAGAAATGGCAGCCTTGGCAAATGTTGGCATACATCGGATCAGGTACCGAGGGTACATGCGTGGAATAGAATTTTTAAGGGAAGTGGCACCACCCGTAAAAAAATTTATAAAAAAGGGTAATAGTCTTTTATTCGATGAAACTCATCACGAAAACTGGCTTATATGAATAAATGGACCGAAAAACATCTTCTCGGTTTAGTCAACGATCGAAAGATCCAGGGATATCATTTTCCGCAAAGGCAGAAAAATTATTCCGGAAATCAGCAAATAATTATTCCACGGGAAAAGCCAAAAGGCCTGGTATGGCTGGAATGGAATCTATTATATTGGGGTAATGAACGATCACTGCAGCTGGAGCAGGAACACCAGTTTGACCAGCAACGGAAGTGGCGGTTTGACTTTGCCTTTCCTGCTATCAAGATCGCTGTGGAATATGAAGGCGGAATCTTCATGGACCGCAGTGGCCACAACTCCCACACGGGGATCCAGCGCGATATCGAAAAGTACAACCGGGCCCAGGCGCTAGGCTGGAAGGTGGTGCGGTGCTCGGCAAAGGATTATACAACAGTATTGAGAAGTTTAAATCAATTGATGAAATGAAAACTCTTGAAGAACAAATAGCAAATAAATGCATTCATTTTAACGGGATTATGAATGATTGTTGTAAAGCTGGAATAAGATATGCAGAGGTTAGAATGAACGATAAACCTTATAAATTTCCATGCTTAAAACAAGGAGGCGAATGTCCTAAAAGCCAATTTCTCACACATGAAGAAGCAAAAAGGAAATTGGCTGAAACACTTGCGTGGGGTGAAAATGTATTATTAGTATATGTAAAGGCTAAGGATCACTTCGAAAAAAATAAAAACAATCCAGGTGTGATGACATGTGAATGTGGTGGAGAATTGAAGTATATAGTTGCCGAAACGAATGGCCATATGAGGGCAAAATGTTCAGCATGCGGATTGTCCTTTACGGAATGAACGTCATTTGGTGTGACAATGATCGTTGTCATAAGCCATGAGTCATAATGAGATAGCTATTATTAACACCACGTGACAAAATTCTGCATGCAAGAATTTTGTTTTTCTGGTTCAGTAGCCATAATATTGACTTTAGAAAAGTGGAGCTGGAGGGAGTCGAACCCTTAGAGTGACCCATACCAGTGAGCACCGCGACCTCTCGCACCAGCCCCCCTGATCAACTCAAAAGTCGCATCACACGTGAATGCGGCTTTTGTCATTTGCAATAATATCCAATAGCGATAAATACTTGATCGTTCAAATATTAACAAGCTGTGGATAATAAACTTTGTACACCATATAAGTCATTGCATAGCAATTATTAATAAATTTTTTCACATTTGGATAAGTTTAACACATTTTCACATTATTCTGTGCATATAATGCTCCATCAATTGTTCAGTTAAACCTCCGGGAAGATGTGACCATCCCCACTTTCTCCCACTTATTGACATTGTAAAAATTACATTGTAATTAAAATAATTACATTTGAGTTACCTATATTCGGAATAATGGCCGCACCTAAAGGCAATACTTTTTACAAATACGTACAAAAACCAACCGGTAGGCCGAAAAAGTACACACCTAAAAGCCTTTGGGCGAAAGCACAGCAGTATTTCGAATGGGTGGTTAAGAACCCTTTGTACGAAATGAAGGCCTTCGCCAACGGCACCACCAAATACCTTCCTAAAATGAGGGCAATGAGTGAATTAGCTTTTTGTCTCTTTGCCGGTATAGAACGGGAAACATTTAGTAGATATAAGAAAGGGGCAGAAGGATATAAAGAGTTTTTAGGCATCGCAAGTAAAATATCAGATATTATTTATCAGCAGAAATTTGAAGGAGCTAGTGCCGACTTATTAAACTCGGGGATCATTGCTAGAGACTTGGGTCTCCGGGAAAAGACTGAGATAACAGGTTTGGATGGTGGACCAGTTGCCACGGAATTAAAAATTATCAACATTGCCTCCAATATCCCGCTGGCTGAATCAGAAGAAGATATAACCTGATGTTGCAAACCACGATCATCTATGACCGCAACCTGCATTCTACGAAAAAAAAGAATGTCAACCAGGGCGGCACATCTTCAGGAAAAACATATTCCATTCTACAGGTATTATTCCTGCTGGCGATCAGAGATGCCGGCAGTATCACCACGGTAGCTGGCCAGGATATACCCAACCTGAAGAAAGGAGCCATTAGGGATGCTCACCGCATTGTTAATTCATCGCCGGCGATTCAAAGTCACATAATCTCATACAACAAAAGCGACAGGATATATGAGTTTAAAAACGGAAGCATCATTGAATTCAACTCATACGACAACGAACAGGATGCCAGGAGCGGTAAACGAGATTACCTTTTTGTAAATGAGGCTAATGGAATCGCGTATGATATCTATTTCCAATTATCGATAAGAACTAAAAAGAAAGAGTTCCTGGATTATAACCCAAACGCTAAATTTTGGGTGCATGAAAAGCTGATCGGTAACCCCGAGGTAGCACTATTAATTTCTGATCACCGGCACAACCCATTCCTTTCCGAAGAACAACATTGGGAAATTGAATCGATTCCTGATGAAGAACTGTGGAAGGTATATGCCCGGGGAATGACAGGGAAGATTAAAGGTCTCATATATCCCAACTTCAAGATCATTGAAGAATTCCCATATATACTACCATCAATACTGGGCCTCGACTTCGGGTTCAATCATAAAACTGCGCTGGTTGAGGTGGCGAAGGAATCAGACCGTTTATTCTGGCATGAACTGATTTACTTATCAGAGCTCACGATAGGTGACCTGGTCCAACTGATGAAGGAACTAAATCTCGGCCGAAAAAAGATATATGCGGATCATGCAGCCGCCGATAAGATCGAAGATCTAAAGCGGGCTGGGTTTAATGTACATAAGGCTGATAAGGATGTTTTGAATGGTATTGACTTTGTAAAACGCAATCAATTATACATCACCAAAGGATCAACCGGCCTGCGCAAAGAAGCAATCGCTTACAAATGGAAAGAAAAAGACGGTGTGCCACTGGATGAGCCTGTAAAATTTAATGATGATGGTATGGATGCGGGTAGGTATGGAAGTTATAGTCATTTCAGAAAGGCTGGTCAGGTAGTGGTAGGAACGGGAGGCGGACCAGATCCGAATGATATTAATGATGACACTGCCAGTTACAATCCACTCGATTACATCTAAAAGAAAAGCCCGCCGATAGAAATCGGCAGGCCCGTAAATGCTTAAATTATGAAAAACAGTTTACTCTTCTGCACACAATGTAATTAAAATAATACTTTATGTTGTGAAATAATTTCTACATTTGACAAACTCTTTCGCGAATGCCACAACCTGTGCAAGACTCTCTGGCTCTTATAAAAAAGTGCCAGAAGGATGTAAACCAACTGCTAACTGAAGCCGGCCTGTCAACCCTATTACTGCATGTAAATTCCCGCTTCAACCTGATCATTACCCATTTAAGCAACTCAAAGGCTACGCTGGAACCGCAGACTGTTGAAAAGAATACGAGCACAAAAAGGTTTCAACCGATAACGCACGTGAGAGGAAAGCCTATTCAACGGCCGCAATTTACAAAACCGGAAGCTATAGCAGCTGATATGCCTTATGTAGCCATACTCAGGGAAAAAGGACAGAAGCTGTATGAAAGTTTTGTAGACATGAAACCGGATGCTATTCTCCGGGATTACAGATCAAAGGAAGGCCAGGATGTGATCAGAGCGGTGGCGAAGATGGCAGGGCTCGAGGACTTCAAAGAAGCAAAACTGACGGTCCCATACATGGAAGAGATATCTCTGGCGATTATGGAAAAAGAGGAAGGAAAAGATAAGCAGCAAAAGTTCCATGAGGGTCTTGATAAAACCAAAGTCACAGTTGGGGACCCTAACGGCGAAGAAGAAATTACAGCAACTACTACGAGCACTGATAAATCCAAAAACAACGCGGCCAAAGCAAAATGAGGGTTAAGATAAATGATAAAGAAGTTATCATTCCCTCTTCGCTGTCTGAAATAACCATTGGCCAGCGCATAGAATTTCACAACCAATACGGCCGGCAACTGGATGAAATGCTGGACAGCATCCAGCAGATGAAGGATGAATACTTTA